GTAAATTCTGGTAAATTTTGTTTAATCACTTTTTTCCACCTACTTATTTTTAAGTTGTTCTAAAATAAGGTCAATTTTTTTCTCTAAATTCTTATTATTATTATTATTATTATTATTATTATTATTTTTTGATAGTTTTACCTTTCCATTTTCCTTTTTTCTATTAAATTTTTTCATATTAAATCACCTCCAACAACACTTTTTCACTTCTTTTCCAATGAGTAGATTCTGCTGTGATTTCTAATATATCACCTAACATTGTTTCATCTGCTACAAGTTCAAAAATAACTTTATTTGTATCTGTTAAAGCAAAGTCTATAAGCTCTCCATCAACGAATAAATTAACTTGTTCATCTGCTATGCTTGAAGGCAATATAACAGTTATTTTAGCAATATCTATCCCATCTCCTTGTATTTGTTGTTTATTTACGTTTATTCGGCAATTAGGATAAGTATTATATTGTGTTTCTGTAATTTCTTCTATTCCTTCACCTACTATTTGTTCTGTATACATACAAACACATTCTTTAAAATCTTTTCTATACTTTGCACCTTTTATTTTACTAATATCATTGACAGGATATACAAAATTATTCCCCTCCATTGAAATTTGAAGTTTATAATACATTTTAATTCCTCCTTTTTATTGTTTTTTAACAACTAAGTGGTAGGTACCTGTTGTATCCAACTTATAAATTCGGTCTGCACTATTGTCTGCGTTCCATAAATAAGTTCCATCCCATGCTAATCCTTGAGGACTAGTACCTGGACTAGCGAATTGTGAGATAATAGTACCTGTCGTATTTAACTTATATATTTGGTCTGTATCATTGTCTGCGTTCCATAAATAAGTTCCATCCCATGCTAATCCTTGAGGATAAGCATATGGACTAGCGAATTGTGAGATAATAGTACCTGTCGTATTTAACTTATATATTTGGTCTGCACCATTGTCTGCATTCCATAAATAAGTTCCATCCCATGCTAATCCTTGAGGACTAGTACCTGGACTAGCGAATTGTGAGATAATAGTACCTGTCGTATTTAACTTATAAATTTGGTCTGTATCATTGTCTGCGTTCCATAAATAAGTTCCATCCCATGCTAATCCTTGAGGACTAGTACCTGGACTAGCGAATTGTGAGATAGGTTCTCCTACATCCTTAAATAACTCCCATTCCCCTACTTTTCCATATATTTTTGCACTTGATTTTACCTCTCCTGTAACATTTACTGCATTTGCAACAGCACTTGTTATATCTCCACCAGCGTGCTGGTGTGCGGAAGGTGTGAATGTGGCAGGTTTATTTAGTATATTATTCCAATTTCTTATACTGTCTCTATGCCATCCATCAAGCAAATCTGCATCTAATCCACTACCACTTCCATCATTACCTTTATGCCAAATTTTATTACCATTTATATATAAAATACCGGATTCTGAAAATACTCTTACGCTGTAATCACTAGTATCTGTATCACTTTCGTGAAAATCTATATACTTTCCAACTTCCATTACTCCGTCGAAACCTATAAAAGGTACTACGTCCCATCTGTTTCCTATTGAAGATGTCTGCTTACCATCCAATAAATCTGCATCTAATCCACTACCGGAACCGTCTACAGTTTTTAGTTGTGCTAATATACTAGAACCACCTAGTTGGGCTGCCGTTACATTGTGGGGATTTGCTGTATCACTTTTGTGATTATCTAAATCAGTTTTTACCTCCTCTGTATTCCCCTCAATCCTATTAAGATCTGCATCTGTTACACCGTCTGCAGATGTCCAATCTGTTTTAGGTTCTTGCCAGGTCATTTAAACACCTCCTATGAAATTTTCTTTCCTATTACTTGAGCAGATAATGCTCCTGCCCAATGTATCTGTTGTCTACTCACAAGGTAATAATTTGTATTACCTTCGACTTGACCCGGTGCTTTAATTTTATCCTGTAGTTTAAGTGCTATATTGCCTTTAGTATCTAGTTCTATATCCTGTCTAGCATCTTTAAATGTATCTAGTACTTCATTAGCCAACTGTTGGGCATATGAAGTATTTTGTATAAAATCGCTTGATAAGGTAGCTTTAATTTTTCCATTTTCTCTAATCAGTGTTTCGTCCTTAGCCACACATATAGTTCTACCACTTTCTTGTAGTGGTGTACCTTCAATTGTTATAGAAGTAATTTGTTGCGATGAGGTACCATTATTAGTAAAAGTTACTTCGGCGCCCCAAGCGTATGAATTAAATTGAGTTACTACAATATCAGCACCCCCTGTTATAATAGGTTGTATAGCATTCATTACAGGTATCATAGAGTAAGTGTAAGTTAATGTGATGGACTCTCCAGGTCCTATATCTATGGTACTATTGTCTTCGTATACTATTTGCTGCGTACCTTGCTTATATGTTATAGATTCTACTTCTACATAGTTCGCTATTTCTGACCATGCCATAGGGAATTGTTTATCAAATATATTTACATCGTCAGCATAGACATACATTAAAGTATTTGTAGATTTGTTAGGAGTTACCACAATCCTATTTTGTCTATCGCAATAAACTTGTATTAAGGCACAGCTAGCTAGTTTCTCTAGAGCTTTTCTATGAGTATCTCTTTCAAACCAAGCATATGGTATAATAATATTTTGTAAGTTATCATCTATAATATATTCCTCATTAGTTAAACCAAAGTCTTGCAGCACCAATTCGAATAGTTGATACAAAGTATAATTTACATAAACTTGCGACGTTTCAAAATCAGTAAATCTCATAAGTTCTAAAATATCTCTCGCAGTAACATGAGCTACAGATCGATTTGTAGGCACATTCCATTGCGTGGTCCAAAAAGTTCCTAACGGATACCATTCTATTTCTCCTGATATGATTTCTACACCTAACCAAGCCTTGACTTTTCTATTTTTCTTTAAGTATTTCCATACAGATGATATTGTGCTACCTTCACTAAATTTATTGTTCTTATTATCTAGTGTTATATCTATTTCATTTGCTGATATAGCACTGATACTTATTGTACCAGTAGGGTATTCAAGTTCTTCTAATAAATCTATATCTATTATATCATCATTGTAATATGTTTCTCTTACAGCTGTATAAAATTCTGTAATCTTTGCAACACTATATGGCTTATTTATTTTACTTATAGTAAGAACTAGCTTAGCTACACTTTGAACTTCTGATATTGCTTTATTCCATATTAATTGCGTATTATCTACAACTTGCTCTGAATGCAGTAGTGTGTTACTAGCGTCGTATAATTCTATTGTAAAATCTACAGGATAATTATTGAGCTGGTTATCTCCCGCAACCTTTAAGTTAACTACTGGTCTCGGTGTCTCAAAAGTTACGGTTATCTGTGGGGGTTGATCGAACATACCTGTACCATTTGATAAAGTGTTATTCCACCACCCAACAGGCTCTTGTGTAGGTACTGGATGATACGTACCATCTAATTTGTTGTTGTGTAACGAAAAGTATTTATGCTCAACTGTATCAAAACCATCTGAAACGTCTTTTACATTTGTTGCTCTATTTGTCTCTGAGGCGTTTATTGTTAAGTCTCCGTCTAGGAATGGGTCTGTATAAGTTATCTCCACTTTACCGTATATTTTTCTAAAGGGCTCATCCATTTTAGTGTGAACGTTGGTAGGATTAGATAAGTCAGCTGTTAGAGGTTTTAAAATATCATTAGAACTTAAATCAACTGTAATTTCATTATATTCTATGTCTTCTCTTACGATAAGTGGGTCCGATTTTAATATTTCAACTATTATATCTTTTACTTGTGATGTTGTAAGTGTTAATGAATCTCCTGTAGAAAAAGTTACTACTATTTCTTTATTTTCTGACACTCGCGTAGTAGTTACATCGGAAGACTTAAATTCATACTGCCTAAAGAATGAGCTATTTACAATTTTGTAGAGTATACTATCTAGTGATGATAATTCTACGTTATGCTGTGATACTGTATCATTAATTTTTGATTTTATATTATCTTGACTGTTTATACTTATACCAACTAAATTTGTTGTTAAAGTTTTAGGTTTTATACTGTCTGTTCTACTAAAATCAAATATATTAGAAATTTCGGTAATGAACGCTGCATTATTTACTTTATGTATACTGATGTCCATAGTGCCTATATCGTATACCTGTGGTAATTGCTTAGTCAATTCTACTATGTTATTATCTGTTACATTCTCTTCGTATAATTTATTACCACTATTATCGTATAATTGTATATCAAAGTCCACTGGGTAAGCGTTAAGATTATTATCACCTGCTAATCTTAAGGTGTGTATGGATCTGGTATCCTGTAAACGAAGTACCGCTGGTGCTTGTGTTGTGGTCCAAGTACCATTGTAGATGACGCCATTATTTCCATTGGATGTTAAATCATATGCAACATCACCTGAACCTTCATCTAATCTCCAATAACCTATTAAGCCTGTTTCATCTCCAGCCAAAGGCTTATTCATATCGCGTTGTATTTCTTGTTGGGTTCTAGCTACATTCCACACTCTACAGTCGTGGCATATTCCTTTCCCTTTAGTGTTACCAGAATTACCACCGAAAATATAGAAATAAGTTCCCGGATTTACCCAACCAGTTATAGGTGTACTCTCTATTAAATTACCATCTACGAACAACGATATATTACCTGTTTTCTCCCAAGTAAAAGCTATATGATACCAAGATTTAACACCGCCTAAATTGTTTAAATCGCAACTAACATATGCGGTATTTAATCTAGCCTGTAATACTCCAGTTGAATCTATCCAACATTTCCAAACATTAGGGTCAATAGAGTTGTCCCATAGTGTATTGTAACTATAAAATTGTTCAGGATAGTACCACATTTCGATAGTACCATTATCAGGTAATGTTAGTGGTATTTGTATAGTGCTAATACCGTCCGCAGTTAGTGAAGGTCTTACAATATTTCCTGTACCATCATCGACTTTTGTGACACCATATAAAGTTCCTAGGTCCTCCTGTAGGTTTTTAGTATTATACACTACTTCTCCATTTGTTTCAATTACTATATCTTTTATCATACCATCATACCAACTTGGGTAATATGATTGAAAACTACTATCTGGTAAACACTTACCTATAAAACCTACAGTTATATTATCAGTTATAGTTAAGCTATCTTCTAATGCATCATTAACATATAAATTTGCAGTACCATTAACAAATTCGATTTCAACATCAAACCACTGACCCGTAGTTATAGAGTTAGAATATAAATAACCTCCATCATTATTGGTATCGGTTTCAAAATGTAAACGACCTTCCATTAGGCCTATAAACGAGTAGGTAGCATAATCACGTGTTAAGAAAGCAACGCTATTGGCCCTATCAATATGTGCTGTAAAATCGTCTACATAAAAGCTAGCTTTAATTCTTGCGTTATCTTTATTCAATATTATTTGTTGAGGAAGCTCTATATAATCATCTTGGCCATCAAAGTAAAATGCTTTTTTGGTTCCATAGCCACTTATGAAACCTATTTCCTGTTCAGGGTGTGGCACATTTTCAGTACCTGGATCATTGTCAAACGGACCTTCTAGTAAATATCCATCCCAATCTATATAAGTTCCTGCAGGTCCATAATGACCATATAAGTAAGGTCTACCACTATTATTATACGAAGGGTCCATATAAAAGGATACAGCTATGCGTTCCCATTTATATCGTTGTGTTATAGTATATATAGGACGAACATTGTTTGCATCACCCGTATAGATTAAAAATGGAGCAACTGTTACAGTATAATTACTTCTAACATAAACAGAAGCTCTATACCATTTTCCAGCCTGTAGTTGTTGAGTATACCTACCAAATAAGCCCATCCAGTTACCAGAGCCACTATTATGCCACCATCTCCAATAATGCTTGCCTGTAACTGAACTACCATCATCACGTACTTCTCCATAATCCTCTTCAGTGGCATAATGCATTCCAGCTGACCAGTTTCCTTGTATAAGTATTACATTCTCACCATTTGATAAGTTAGAGTCACCTACAATCTTAATTCCAGATGTCTCTTCTTCAAGACTGCTTGTCCATATGCCTATATGAGAAGGGAGCTCAGTAGGACTACTTGGTATTGGATAATAATTACCGTTAAGTTGATTATTAGAAAGGGAGAACCAACTTTTTGATGAACTAGTAATATTATTAATTAACTGTCCATTAAAGCTCCCATTTGCTTGCTTTGTAGTTATGACTTTCAAAGTCCTCCCTCCTTATTTATTAAGCACCAATTTCAACAGTTATGTCGACTTCAAATATCCAAGTCTGTCCTGATTGTTTAGTACCATTGTATTCGACAAGTCTATTCAACATAGTACCTCCAGAGGCAGCGTTAAATACGCCCCACTCTTCCCAAGCAAAATTAGCTTCATCTCCACTAAATGTTGATTTAAAAGTAATTACATTACCAGATATCTGTGGGTAGGTTGTATCCATGCCTTTTCTAAACTTGTTAGTACCTTGTAAGTCTGTTTGTGCAGCACTAAAGGCTGCGTTACTATCACCTACACCAATGTATGCATTAGTATTGTCAAATAAAGTAGCCTCATTGCCAATTATGGCGCCTGCTATAAAATCTCTACCAGCGTTAGTTAATGCCATTATTTAGCACCTCCTAATTCTTTTATAAACCTTTCAGCTTCTTCACCTGTAAGAATTTCTTCTTTAACGTCTACTTCATAAGGTTCGTCGACTTCTGGGTTCTGCCCCTCTTTATATTTTAATATACGTCTTCTTGTTTTTATTCTTACTATTGACTTATCTTCCATGAAGACACCTCCTATTGCTCAATTAAACTAAATGATACATTTTTCCAATACCATCCCATTGAAGTTCTAAACTTTTGGTACTTAATAGGACTTGAATAAACGGTAGTAGTTTTTAATACTCCATTTTCTTCATAAGTAAACTCATGAAACATTTTATCCGTGTCAATTAAATCTAATAAAGCCTGTAAAGCTTTGCCAGATAGTACATTATAATTAAATATAAATTTCTTTTTCTTTGCAATTAAATCCATTACCATTTTACCAGAAGCGAGACGCTCTGCCTTAGTTATATCATATCGTTCAATATTAAATTCATGTGGCTCTTTAATCTTAACACCATCAATTTTTAAAATCAAGCGTCTCCCCTCCTTTGCTTCTCTTGTAGTTCTATTACTCTTAATTTACGGTTTAGCTGTTTTAAACCTCGTTCATCAGCTATTAAAGTTCCTACATATAAAGGCCTTTTATCTACAACAGTTTGAGTTGCACTATTTATACTATGACCCATAACATCTAATAAAGCATTAGCAAGAGGTCTTAAACCACTCTCTGATAAAGGTATAACGGCTTCTTTTTGCTTTTCAGCTAGTCTGGTAAATATTTGCTTGCGTACAATACCACCTTTAGCTAAACCAAAATTAGGTGGAGGACTTGGTGAACTCCAATCACTAGATACAACACCACTTGCAACTGCTGCAGCTTGGTAACCTCCTGCATTACTGGTTCCACTTCCGCCACCTCCACTACTACCTTTAGAGGTGAAGAATTCGTTTACTTTTTCTCCGGCTTCTGCAATATTTTCTAGTAGATCGCCTATTTTTTCTATCATACTATCTATAAATCCTGATATGCTTTCAAATATGCTTTTCCAGGCTTTTTTAGCAGCTATTTTAATACTCTCCCATATATTATCAAATATAGTCTTCATAGTATCTCCTGCTGTTGTAATATATTCATTTATTTTATCAAAAGCATCTACAACAGTTGTATACATATCTGTTAGACTAATAGATACCCTATCTTTTATATTATTTAAAGTATCTATTATTATTGAATACGCTCTATTAACCGTATTATTTATAAGCTCAATTAAGTCTATTTTCCACATAACAAATACATTAATAACATTATCTTTCCAGTTTATAATACCATTTACTACATCAACTATCCATTGATTAATACTAGCTATTGTATTATCTATAAAATTGATTATAATATTTTCAATTTTAGCGTCCCATTCTTTGAAAGTAGTTATAGTATTATCTTTCCAGCTATTAAATTTAGCTTTAATATTATCTATCCAACCTTGTATTAAACTTCTTATGTCAGTATCCCATATTAAGAATGTAGTAAGAGTATTAATTACCCAATTACTTAATGTCTTCATTGTAGATTTTGACCAACTAATTAATTGACCAATAGTTATTTCACGCCAATTTTGGAAGAATTGTATAGTATTAGTAACAAAATCAATAAATATCATTTTTGTATTTAATAACCATAATTGGAAGTTAGCTATCATATTATCTTTCCATTGTATTATACCTAAAATAGTATTATCAATAACAGCTGCTACTGCGGTATCAAAGTCATTGCTCCATGATAGTATTATTTGTAAGGTATTACTTTTCCACTCCTCAAACTTTGCTTTAACATCTGCAATCCAAGTTTGTATTTTTTCTATTACTTTGTTATCCCAAGTAGTAAAAATTGCGAGCGTTTGTAAAAACCATGTATTGAAGCCTGATAAGGCGTCTTTATACCATCCATATATTTCTACAATGGTTTTAGTACGCCAATCTTTGAAAAATTTCATTGTACCAGTAATAAATTTTGAAAAGCTTTTTAATGTCTCATTAGACCAATCTACAAACACATTTATTATATTATCTTTCCAATCTATGATTGCTTGTACTGTATCATCTGAAAAGCCAAGGATATGGCCAAGTATGCGAATTACACCATCTGAAGCCACTTTAACTAGTTCACCAAACAAACTACGGAATTCGCCTAACATTGAAAAACACCATTCAATCCAACTTGTTAAGCTTTCATAACTCCAATCTGTAAATATATTTTTTAGTCTTTTAAAGGCTTCTTTTAAAGTACTCCACGCGAAACTACCGAACTTATTTAAAGTATTTAAAAGATTATGGTACCATTCTGTAAAAGTCTTAATAGAGTCTTCATTGAATAATAAAATCTTAGCTATAATTCTTGCTATGAAATCTGTAACAGACCTCAATGTAGTATCTTTCCAATTATTTAAGTTTTTTAACGTCTCAGGACCTAATCCTTTTATAAACTTAATAGCTTTATTATACCCATTCTTTATAGCCCCTATAATATTTTTTATAAATTCTTTTAAGTTACCTGTAAAGGTATTATAAATTTTAGTTAAAGTAGGTAAAGTTAATTCCTCTAAGTTTAATCCCTGTAGGTCAATATTAGGTATTTTTGTATCTACATCAGACATTTCATTAAAGGCTTCTTCAATGCCACTAGATTTTTTATCAGGTATTGTAACAACTTCATCAAAATTAGCTAAGAATGATTTTACTTCTTTTGAAGCTTTTTTCGCTGCTTGACCCACTTTATCTGTTATTTTCACTGTGTCTTCATATTTTTTGTTATACTCTCCAGTTGTGTCTACATCTTGCTTACCTATAGGTTTGAGGATATGCGGATCAAATCCAGCAAAATCTGCTAATGACTTCTTTAATTTGCTTATCGCTATACGCACTTCTTTAATTCTTGATACAAATACCCCAAATAGCGTTACTGCAGCAGCTATAGCAAACCCTATAGGATGACTAGACATAACAAGGAACAAGCCCTTTATAGCCCAAGTTAGACCTCGTATTGCTTTCGTAACATATGTTGCTACATTTAATATCATTAAAGCTTTAGCAAGACCTTTCACCAATGTAGCTACATTACCAGCTATCATTAAACTAAAGAATAGGGCTACTAAATCTTTAAGTACAGGTATATTCTTATTTACCCAATAATATAAAGATGTGATTTTATCAATTAAGGTAGCAAAAACTGGTAATAAAAAACTTGAAATTTTAATAGCCAACTTTGTAATTGACTTAAATATGTCTTTATATACAACGACCATTTTCTTAGCAGATCGCCACAATAAATTAAACGCATTAGCTATCCGCACTATTTCTTTATACATAGTCTTAGGAAGTAACTCTTTAAGTAGAGCCCCTAATCCATTTTCACGAATTATTTTTCTAAATACATCAAGATAACCTACTAATGATTTTACGAAAGATTTTACGTTATTATAAATGCCTCTAGTAAGATCCTTACCGATAAGTAATAGATTATCTTTTACAGTACTTAATAAACCGGGTAATGTTCTTGATATAAGTATAGAAGCACCTTTTACCCTATTTAAACCTCTTAAAATTGCAGCAATACCTTGCTCAGCAGATATCCTTAAGTCACCTATTTTAGCTATTTGTTCGTCTGTTAAGTTAAGTTGCTCTTTCATTATTTGATAAATAGGTATACCAGCTTTTGCAAGAGATCTAAGTTCACGCGCAGATACTATACCAGTAGCTTGTATTTTACCCATTGCTAAGACTATTCTATTAAGAACATCTTTAGAACCTCCAAGAATAGCAGCTGCATCAAGTAATTGCCTAAGTACTGGTATAATACTTTGTATAGGATAACCCATTGCTAGTAATTGTTGTGCTGCTAGTATGGATTCACGCATTTGAAAAGGTGTTCTAGCAGTAAATTCTTCTAATGCGTACATAAATCCTGTAGCTTTTTCAACAGATCCAAGTAGCACAGTAAAAGATACCATAGCTCTTTCTACTTCCATAGAAAATTCTACTATCTCACGTGTAGCAGATCTTATCCTACGTAATAGGGAATAGAATGCTTGTGAAATAAGTATACCTGTAACAACTCTTGATACGTCCTTTATGTATCTTGAACTTCTAATAGAGAAACGTTTCATATCATCTTCTGTTTCTTTTATAGCCATACCTACATTCTGTCTAAATTCTTTATTTAATTTTGATGCCGTTACGCGTGTTACTCTACGAACTCTTTGCATACTCTTTTTATAACTATCCATATTTAAGCTTAAATTAGCAAAGAGTTCTGCTATTTTATGATTTTTAGCCATATAATAACCTCCTTCCTATAGAACATAATCTATAGGAGTAAGAGCTTCTTTCGCAGTTTCACCTGTTTGAATTTCCATATGCACATTAAATAATGCCATAAGCTTTCTAGGGGTTGTTCTCCAAAATTTTTCTTCAGACATACCTAATATAACTGTACCTATATACATCAAATAACGCCAGTCCCATCCATCATCATTACTAATATTATTAGATGTTACTGGTCCTGTTTGTTTGGGTTTGCTTGTTCAGGCTTAGGCAGACTGATTTCTAAAGCTTTAGACATTGCTATACTTACGCTTTCTAATTTATCTAGGGTTATAAGTTTTCCAACTTCCTTTTGTGTTAGCGTTTCATCTTGATGAACTAAACCAGCCCATAATATAGCTCGTATAGCTTTTAATGTACCTTTTTCTAATTCATCCATAGCTTTTTCTACAGAACCATACATTTCTTCTAATTCTGCAAAAGCATTTAGGTCATATAATAACTGCCATTTTTTATTTCCTAACTCAATTGTAACGGGTTTTTGTCTAACATCTTTAACATTACTCATACTAATTCCTCCTTTTTAATTTTAAAATTTTACTACTGCCTCAAAAGGCAGTAGTTATTTTAAGCTGTCACGTCGCCAAGAACTGAAACGTCATACCAACCTTTTGTAGGTTCTGACCAACCAGTAGCATCTTCATCTCCTACAATTTTCCAAATTCCGTCATATTCTCTTGATACAAATGAAGCAGTTATTGTAGCAGATTGGAAATTAATTGAGTCTCCTTTAGTTTCATTATTATCTTCAGGCTCTGAGAATTTACCTTTAACTAACCATACATATCTTTTAGACCCATTTGACTTAAGCGACTCAAAACCTATAGCTACATAAGGTGGTGTATCATCAGCTTTAACCTTTAATTGACCATTAGCATCAAGCGTATGGCCTAACAAGTCTGCTTGAACATCTAATGGTAAATCAGCTAAACTTATCTCTGCAGTTATCTGTCCAGTTGTAGCAGCTGTTTCAAATGGTGCATCATCGGCAAATAATGTTTCAACTGAAGGATTTGGGTTTATATTTATTGTAACAAGACCAGGTACTTTTACAGGTGATTCATATTTTACACCTGATTCGCTATCTGAAGTTAATTTAGCGTAATGAAAGTTCTTTACGCCTATCTTTACACCTGCCATAATTTTACCTCCTTTTAATCAATCTTAGTTGTAATGCTTAAGTTAAAATAGTATATTGTTCTATTTTCTTCATCAGTGGTAAGTATAGTAGGGGTACTAGTAGGTGATACTATACCATATCTATTATTTGGTAAATTTTCATATATTATATTTTCATTAAACATTCTGTATAAATTGTTTATAAGTAGCCTAGCATCATTGCTATTTTTATTCCTAACCTGTATTTGTAGTCTTCTTATAGCTGCTTCAGTATATTCTATAGGAGTACCTATATATTCATTTACTACAATAATATTATCAGGTCCATCTGGTCTGTAATCTAAATATATGTCAGAACCTATAGCAGTTGCATAGTTATTGCTTATTATAAATTCAGCAATATCGTTTAATAAATCAGCCATTTATTGTACCTTCACCACCGCAACTTCTACATTCGTAGCATCAGAATAAGTAACTGACACATTGTTGTTATTGTCATTAAATCTAGCTGAGCTTAAAGGGCCAATTTGCTCAGTTGTACCAGCTGATACAGAAACTGTTAAATCATGTAAAAACCCTTGATCACATTCTTTAGCAGCAGTAACTGTAACATCAATAGTAGAAGCACTATTATTTGTAACAAATAAATATACTATTCCATCATTTTTAAAGGTATCACCAGCAACATCTGCTGCAGTAAATATTGGTGAAATACCTACATCGCCAAATAATTGTGTAGATAATTGAGCCATCTATTTCACCTCTTTCATAGTATTTATAAGGTTCTTTTGGATATTTGCTATATTTCTCATTAGGGGGTCTTCTAGAAATTTAGCCTTACCTATATCATGGTGGGCATTCAGATCTTCATGAACTATAATCATGTATTCTGATGCTGCATAGCCTCTTTTAGGGTTTATTTGATCATGTCTACCACCATAACCTAACGCAACCTTATTACCTCTACGTTCTACAAAGCCAGTACTTGCTAATGTACCTGTTTCTCTAGGTACCTCTAACTGACTTTCTGCCATTATATTCCTTGCTGTTTGTTCAAGTGCATCAATACCTTTTGTAAAGTATTCTAAAAAAGACCTCTTAACCTCAGCCTCAAGTTTCTTTACAGATCCTTTATCAATTGTAAGGTTTATTTTTGACATTATAGATACACTCCTAATAGACTTAAATTGCCTTTTTCATTATAGTAAGGTTGCAAATGTACGGGGCTCTTTTCAGAGGCGTTTATTACAAAAACATCATTTATAGACATATCCTTGCCATCTTCACCACTAAAATATAAGATCTGATTGCTTACAATCACTTCATCTTTTTCATTACGTATACGACTTATTTTGCCATCTAAATAACAATACTTTATAACAGGATCCGCATAAGTTTCATTACCTCTACCATCATGAGATATAAATTGTTTCCATTCTACAGGTATGTTTAACCATTCTTTTAAGTCATTATACATTATCATGCATCTCCTTAGTAAAAACCGGATCCGTCATACTAGTATTACTAAAAGCACCTACAGCACTTGCCAATTTTTCATATCTATCTGCTAATCTTTCATATTTTTCAGCTCTTGATGTAGGATCAATAGACTGTGGACCTAAAGACTTTTTAGGATCCTTTGAAAATTTATTTGAACAAATTCTGTATAATACAGCTAATCTACCATAATGTGAATTAGTAGAATTAAGAACAAATTGTATTTCTTCATCCTGTAATAATGGATTATTTTCGTCTGTGTCATCAATTAGAAACCTATATTTGTCTTTTTCACTTACACTAGGGTCTCCCGAATATGTCCAAGTCATTTATATCACCTACTCATTGCCTGATTTTATAACAGGCCTAGCTTTTTTAGCTCTAGACTCCTTAGTAGATGCTTTCTTAGGTTCTGCTTTCTTAGGTTCAGCTTTCTTAGGTTCAGCTTTCTTAGGTTCAGCTTTCTTAGGTTTTTGCTCTGTTTTAGGCGTTTTATTTTCAGATAATAATCTCTCTAACTCAGGATAGATATCTTTACCTGACTTAGCCTTTATATAATTTGCTATATTTACGGCCTCAAGTGGGCTTCTTACATATACTAATATACCGTCATCAAGCTTACTCTGTACATATTTTATTTTAGTAGTGTCCGTTATAATAGACCCTACATAATAAAACTTGCCCATTGACTTGAAAGACCGCCTAGCTACTAATATGCGTTTCATTATCCAACAATATCCTTAAAGAATACGCCCATGTCAGAGCAAATAACCTTGGCATCAAAAGCAAGTTCACCTTCAATTCTTTCTGTGCCTATACCTAATTGATCCATAGGTATTCTTACTATTCTATTACCATAGCCGCCTGAATTCTTAAGTCCTGTCCAAGCAAATATATAGCCAGCTGAAGGCTTCTTAAGTGCAGGTCTTGGGTTAGAATAGCATAGTAGCATATGCTTACCCATAACAAAATCTATATTATCGTTCGCGCCTTGGTTAGCAGTATTAACTACACCCCATGCTATATGCACTTTATCAACTTCAAATAAAGTAGCTAATAAATCAGTAGTAACTATACCTTTTTGTGTATACTTAATTCTATTTAAAATATCTTCATGATTTTTAAGCGCATAAAATACATAAGGGGACATTACTATTGTATTAGGTTTATATCCTGTTTTAGCTGCCATTTTTACAGCTTCGTTTGTAATAACACTTATTGGATCAGAAGCAGCTTGATCAAACTGTAAAACTTCACCTTCACCAGGCTCTGATGCTACACCAGTTATTTCTGTACCCCATACACCAGGTACGAAAAACTTACTTGCCCATTCTACTTCCCTTCTAACTAACATTTTTTGTGTAACAAAATCTGTAGCATCTTTATCCGCGTCCAATGGAGTATCATAGTTGGCTCTATCTTGTTCTGTTACATCTTTATGAAAAGCGTGTACTTTACAGTAATAAGGCTCAGCAGCTTCTACACCGTAGTCGCCACCAACTGACTCAGCTGCTCTACCTCTTACTCTTGCTTCATCTCTAAAGAAGTCTCCTTTATTATATACAAAGTAAACATCAGACTGTTTCTTTACAGGTACGATTGGAAAAACTTTATCTGCTACAAAAGCAGACGCATCTTGCATATATGCTACTGATATATTAGTTAAAGCTCTATCTATATGTGCTTGATTTTTAGTAGGCATTAATCATTCCTCTCCTTTCATTAATTTTTATTAAGCATTTTGTAATGTGCCTATAATTTGTACTATAAATGCAGGAGTATCTGCAGCTGTTCCATTAGTTACAGATAAATCTAAGATATCCCCAGCAGATAGCTCTGCATTAGAAATAGTTCCTAATGAATCCGCTGTTTCATTTGGAAAAACATTAGTAGAATTATAAGTTTTACTTACAATTGATACGCCACCATTTTCAAGAGCTACAACACAGGTATTAGCATCATCAATTCCTGTTGGCGCACCTTGTGAAATAATTTGAACATCTGTAATAGTAAACTTTTTACCTGTTGGTACTACAAATATAGGCCTATTAGCAATATCTGCATCGGCATTTAAGTCTTCAACTTGGTAATTAATAGTGAAAAAATTTGCCAATGTAACTACTGCAGGAGTTTTTATTGTTACTAACTCGCCAGCAGCCGCAGCACCTGTTAAAGCAACACCAATTGTAATACCTGTTGATCTAACAATAGCTCTACCGTTTGCATCACACTCTACAGCATCATTAGGATTGATTGGTCCTCCAGCTTCAACTATAACTATACCATCAGATATATCTACAACCTCACCTGTGTCAGCATCATTCATTGATACGCCTAATGCTGCTTCACCAGCACCAGCTTGTACTACATTTTCATTTGCGTCAAATTTAACAAAACGTCTTATCGCTATTGCGCCACCTGCTTCGGCACTAAACTGTAGACCAGGGATTTCATAAGCTGCCATTATTCCCTACCTCCTTCTAGGTACTCTTCGTATAATTCAGGTTCTTCATCAATAATTTTAGCTATCGCCTTTTCCATGGAAATACTTTCTTCCTTAGCAAGCTTTTTAGCCTTCTTCTCAATTTTAGCCCAAGCATCATCACCAGCAGAATTATTAATCGTATTATCGCCATTGTCACCTACTGTGCCCAACACATTTTTCTCAATAGCTTCGTTTGCTGCTTTTAATAATTCAAATACCTCTGGAGATACATTCTTGATTATACCGGCTAATTTTTCTGTTTCCATAGGTAAATTCTTAAGTTCCTTAGCTTTAGCTAAAGCAGCTTCTTTTTCTTTTTGTTCTTGTAGCTGTTTTGCTATTTCTTCAGCAGCTTTCTTTTGTGCTTGTAACTTTTCAAAAGCTTCTTTAATTGGTCCGTCTAAGGACTTAACAATTTCTTCTAAGTTGTCATCTTTCTTAAGTTCTTTACTCTTTTCAAGTCTTTCAGTTGCTTCCTTCAATTCTTTGTTTGCCTTTTCTAATTTAGCTTTTAAATCTTTAACTTTCTTTTCAACATCTTCTGGTACTTCATTCTTAGCTTTCTCCAAAGCAGACTCTATAACTTCAGCATGCTCTGGTTTAATTTTAGCTAAAACATCTTTTAAATCCATACCCTTTACTCGCTCCTTTCTTTTATATAATTTTATAAATGCAGCAGAGTTTGCACCTTCGTCAACAAGGTCAACTCTGTCTATATCTAAATTAAGTAACGCATTAGGCAATTAGCACACCTCCTATTTTTATTATACGTTGGATATTACTGCGTTATAACTCAACATTTACAATTTTACTCTGGTAGACTTACCTTGTATTGAAAACATTTTGTAAGTCCCATCTTTTATTTTATTAAATACATCTTTATCAGGTATATGAAAGCCTACCCACCAGCCTATAGGCACTGATCCTTCAGGTAAGCCCATGGCTTCTATTTTATCTTTTGTAAATATTACCGACTCTACTAGCTGACCTACAGTCTCACTTTTATGCATTTCACCTGTACCTCTATACTTTAAAACAAAATTATATGCTGCTTTCTCAAGTTCTGTAGGAGGTATTACATCATCATCCCAATCTAATGGTAACGACCCATCTTTATTTATAGAGATGCTAGCCCATCCAAACACAAGTTGTTGATCTTCATTTGACTTAGTAATAACTACACTATCCTCCTTAGCTTTAAGTATATCGAATAAATCATTTTCAGTAGCTTCTTGCCAAGCATACTCAAAAGCTACATCTTCAATATACATAGTAATATACCTATTATATGCTTCTAAAAATACCTGTTGTGCTTGTTCTGATAACTTATTCCGTACTTTTTCAGGAAGTTCACTAATATCATTAAAATATTTTATACCCATTTATACATCCCCTTTCTATTATTGACCTGTGTAAGCAAGGTCATTTTGTTCGAAAGTGTTTTCTACAGTGTCATCAAATTGGTCATTATTATTATCTTCGTATTGTTGATTAGCATATATGTCTTCAAACTCTTGTCTAGATAATTGTGGCATACTAGCTATTTTTCTTAAATAATTCATAAGTTTTAAATCTTTAGATATATCTAAGCCCATTGCTCTAAGTAATAAAGCAATTTCCTTGAGACTAGGCGTTTCTACCTCACCCGGTACTATACGCGGATAATCGGTAATGCCTGGGAATACGTTATAATCAAATAACTTTGGTACAGCATACTTATTAAACACATCAGCAATGTTATGGACTTGTGCTTCTAATGCTGCAGCTAGCATAGATTTTTTCGTATCAGCTAATGCAAATGAACCTGTTTTATCGCCACCTATTAACACTAGATCTGATAACATCGTAATTGCAATTCTATTATCATACCTATTTATTATAGAATTTGTATCAAACTGTCTAGAAGATCCGGTCGACAATAATTGAATTTCCCAACCATGCGGAAGTAGTATACCTTCATTGCTATCTCTACGAACACTTTTTATTAAATCTTCTGCTTCTCGTCTTAACTTAACCATTTCAGGGTTAGTATTATCCCACAGATTAAGTCCCTCAGGTGCCGTTAATGTAGGTAGACCTGCTAAATCTCTTTCAATACCTATACCTTCAATTTCCTCAATACGCTTTTTAAAATACCATGGCCTATACGCATTTCTTAATAGTGACCTACCTTCTGGATTATCCCTATTTATCCTTGTTCTAAATAGTAACCCCTTAGAAAGTGGTATTCTAATTATTTTATAAGTTGGTGCTGGCATTTGTATAAATGCTTTAACATCACCATCGTCATCAAATTCCCATGCATATAAAGAGTCTTGGCTTCGTATTGCTATTTTACGCCAGCCTATTCTACCATCTGAATATTTGCTTCTATATTTACTACTCTTTTCATTAGGTCCTCTACGTACTTTGTAGATAATTTCATGAAAACTAAAACCATAGGTTAACATTGATAATACTTCAGTTATCGTATCATGCCATGACATACTCATATCATGCATACAAGACTCTAGAAATTGTGCTGCTTCTTCATCTTCAGCTTTATCTGATACAGGTTCTACAGTCCAATCAATCTTACGTATGAGCATCTCAGCTAAGTATAATATCGCCCCAATTACTGGGTCATTACTAGACATTTCTTTATACACTTTACCTGCTCTAGGCCAACGTAGGTCAGATATAAATTCTTCGTGGACATATCCACTTTGTCTTTCTAAGCCTGTTTGACCTATAGACCTAGTTATGTTTCTTGGTACACGTTCATTACTCAAATGTTTCACCTCCTATTAGTAGGCTCGTTTCCAATATGAACCCTTATTCCCTATCCCAGACGGTGCTACAGATATTGCAGGACCCCTAAAGTAATTAAACGCTCCTGAAAATGCATCTACAATGTCGTCCTTTGCACCATAAGGAAACAGCTCAATCTGATCAAAAAATGCACTAATATTCCTACATCTATTACTTATTAATATCCTACCTTGCTCGGCTGCAGCAGAAGCCGGTTCAGCTCTCTGAATCTTGGACCCTGTAGATCTAACGCCTTTGAAGTTGTAACCTACAAGCACATTTCTTGCATAATGGTCTATTGTAATATCTCCAGAAGACCCCGGTTCTTGCTCCATCCTTATTGCAACATTATGCCCATCAGATGAAGCAGTACGTGCTATCAAGGACTCAACCTGACTTGGGGTTGATTGTGTCATTACAATATCTATTATCCAATATATGCCTTGACTAAACGCCATTTTAAGACCTACAGTCCAGTCTGGTTCACGTTTATCCTTTTTATTTTTTCGCTTACTAGGATCTGTAGATGCCATATCCCAATATCTTACATATATTGCATTGCTTGGTATTTCATTATGCGATACAATAGTAAACCATTCTCTATTAAACATGTCACCAGCTTCTCTTATTTGCCAGTTACCATTAAGTAATTGCTCCCTTGTAACTGGATCTAGTTCTGCAAGTGACTGTTTATACTCTTCAGAGTCAAGATACGGATTGTCATCTATACCAGCAGGAATAAATACTCTACCTTTTTCTGGTCCTTCTACAAAAAACCTTTCGTAGTAGTACTCTCCGAATTCACCACCAGGGTTTGCTGTGGCTCTAAATCTTAATGGTACTTTAAGCCACTTTGGCTTTCTAAGTCTTGAGAATAGATACCTATAACACTTAGGGTTTATCTGCGTACATTCATCCATGCCGATGTATTGATACTCAGCTCCTTGATAGTTGTACATATCATTTTCAGACTCCAGATACCCAAATGTTAATGTGGCACCTGATTGGAAGGTGAACCTTTTTTCCTTCTCCGACCACTTTACTTCCTTACGTTCTACAAAAGGCATTAACCACTGCTTAGCCATATCTAACAGCGCACCGGGCTTTGCTAAGTCAGCATAAGTTTTTCTAAACAAGATAGCATTGTACCCGGGGATATCTGCATACTGAAGAGCTCCCATTAGCTGAGCAACAGACTTGCCACCACCTGCAGCACCTCCATACAATATCTCCCTAACGTCATTCATTATCAAGAAAGCTGTTTGTTTTGTTGTTGGATCAAACGGAATGTACTTAGTAAGTCGTGGTGTTAAAGCCTTCTGTAGTGCCACGAGATCTACATCCGAGTTAAGCAAATCAATACCCGGTACTTTCATCAGTGTCACCTCCCTATCCAATCCAATATTTTTCTAAGTCTTTCTTTATTAAAGAATTTCTGTCTGTGATACCAATCTATTAAATCTTCATTAGATTTGCTACAATTACAACTTATACAGGCGAGTATTATATTATTCTTTGTAGATGCTCCACCTTTGCTCAAAGGTACTACATGTTCTTTTGTTAGTTGTTGACCACGTCCCTTTGGCTCCTTTCCACAATAGGCACATCTACCCTGCCAGTGTATTAATATCTCCTTCCATTCATCAAAGGTTAACACATCTTTAGCCCCACGATTTCTTGTATTATTCTTGAACTTATTATGTTTCTTTTTACTTATTTTCTTAAGTATCTTATGACACGTCTTGCATTCACTCCTATACTTTGTTCTACCGTACTTATCCTTACCATTTCTGTAGAACTGCGTCAGTGGCTTTTCTACACCACACAAACGACATGCCTTTGTTGACTGCAAGCGTATTCCCCATTATTATTCCTCTTCATCATCCTCCTTGAGGACTATACGCTGCGTCGTTTCGATGCCGACTTTCGGACTCTTAGGAACTAATCCAGCACCCTGTAGAATTTTAATTACCTCCCCTAGACTGTTAGCATCCGTTTCAATTTTCTTAAGCTCTGGATTATTATCCCCAATTTTAACAGGAGATACTTCTGTCTTATCTAGTCTAGCTTTACGCTCTAACTCAGCTGATAATTGAAATAAGCTTTTTATATCCTTTGGCTCAAGCACATGTGGATTTATATTGTTTATAGCTGTTTGTATTTTTTCTTGTAGCTTCGTTGCCATTTCTATGTGCCTCTTGTTCATTTCTACAATTTCTTTCTCTCGCTGACGTTGTGTGAGTTCGTCTACATGCTTTGCCCATGCTTGTAATCTTAATGGAAAATTCCAGCGTTGTCCCACTTTCTTAACTACATTTATTGTTGTTCCTAATTGTTCTGCAACCTTTCTGTAAGTAGGCTTTATAGAAGGATAAGCATCCCTATAAGCAAGCCATACTTGCCATTCTCTATCAGTTTCTCCTGGTTGACGTTCCCACAATTCTAATCCCGCTTCTTTAGCAATTTGCATCCAATTATTATTATGCTGTCTAAAGTAGCTTATACGGTTCTGTTCTGCTTTTGCGCATTCTACACACAGGTGTGGATTATTTTTATGCGGTAACTTTTCTTGACCGCAGCGTTTACACTTAATTAATTTGCTTATTTCGTTGGACACAATATTTCACCTCCTAATAAATATTATACGTTAGAATGTCATTTGCTATAGCTCTAGCCTATTCTGACTCTACGTCCATATTTCGTGTAACTTTTGGACCTATACTATGGTTTATGTATTAGTATAATCATGCGCCGCTTTGGGGCTTTCCTTATTATATGATTGTGCGCCTCAACCCTTGGCGTAGTTGTCAGAATATTCAAAATTTTCGTAATTTTTGGACTATTATGAATATTTTAAATTTTCAGAATATTTTAAATTTTCAGAATATTCTAAATATTCATAATATTCATAATATTCATAATATTTAAAATTTTTTATATATTCATAATATTTAAAATATTTTATATATATTCATAATATTTATAATATTCATAATTTTAAAAATATTTTAAATATTCAAACTTCTAAACAAATTTTTTAAATCAAAAATTTTTTGCCTAAATTAAAAAAATGGTTATAATTTTTATTAATTTGTGGTATAATATAACTAGAACAAATAATAAATAAACTTTTAAAAATTAAATAAGGAGGGATTACAAATGTTAAAAAATGTACAAGAATTAAGCAAAAAATTCAAAAATGTAAAAGAGGTGAAAAAAGAGATAAGAAATGTACAAACTAAAAAGTGCAGATTGAAAAAACAAAAAGCAAGAAAAGATTATGAATCAAAAATGAAAAAACTACTAGAATATGAACAAGCACTAAAAGAAGTTAAAGCTTATTTTGAACCAAGGAAAAAATTTGTCACAGAATTTGAACAAGAAGATATTAAAAATCTAAACTATGAAGAAACTTTAAGAGCAATAAAATCAATTCAATCTAAAAAATGTAATTCACAATATGATGAAGATAAAACAGAATATAATAAAGCTTGTGAAATTGAAAAAATGTTACTAGAACATAAAGAAACGATTAAACCAGTTCCTGAATATTGTGTAAGAAAATCTTCAATAAATAATCTAATAAATCATCTAGAAAATCAAGAAGAAAAATTAGATAAAGAATATGTAATACAACTACTAAAAGACTTAAATAATGATGAGTTAAACCTTTAAGGTTTAACTCATCAAATCAAGGGGGTTGAACAAATGAACATAAAGATTTTAAGATTGTACTTAAGGATATGTAAAGAAATGAGTATAGAGCCTACCTTCAAAGGTTTAAATAGAATGAAGAGGTTAATGAAATAGCCTCTTCACCCTAAAGGGGGCATATTTAAGGGAAATATGCCGTGGAGACCGAGGGGGAGATAGGCTTTGAATTGTCAGAATATTCAGAATATTATGTATATTCTGGTAATGCGAGCCTTCACTTTTCTGGTAATGCGTGTCTTCAAAATTGTCAGAATATTCTGACAATTTACCTAATGAATGCTATGCGGCCTCGATCAGCCAAATCAATTGTCACACAACGCGAGTCTTCGAAATTGTCAGAATATTCTAAGTACTTCGAGTCTTCGAAATTGTCAGAATATTCTAAGTACTTCGAGTCTTCAAAATTGTCAGAATATTCTAAACATTTTAAATATTCTGTAATCAGCGTCGATTGGTTAAGACTACGCAACACCATAAAAGCTTTGATTGGGCTAAGCAATTGCTATAAAACGGTTTAGCATTACCATCAGCTGCCGCATAAAAAGTAAAAAAAGAAAGTAGCCACTAATGGCTACTCACTATCATCTTCAATACCAAGTTTTTTATCAATAAAATCTACCAGCGTATTATACACATCGCAATCTAACGGTATTTCATATTCAACGTCATTCACTGTTATTTTGATATCGAAGAATGCATTAATCTCTTGGTGTTTGTCAATTTTCCTCAAATAGATTTCAACTAGCAGCATCAAATGTTCTTTTAGCAGCTGTAGCTCATCGCTATATGTTTCACATCGTAAATTGTATTTAGCCTGAAGCAAACTGATGAAATTTTCTTGCCATAAGTCATCTCTCAGTTTTGTAGCATCGTCGTATGCTATCAAGTTTAATTTATTGCTAACCACCTCCAATATAATATTTTTGTCAGCAGCTGTTAGTTTTTTCATTTTAAAATCAACCTCTTATTTATATTATACCACAAAATGTTGAAGTTTACACAAGTAATTTTAAATTGGATCAGCGCCGTTCAACTAATAATTGCTAAAGGCATACCCCTATGCGGCTTCAGTCAAACTAAATAATATTACAATATCACTTTATGAATTCAGCGGCAGTCAGCTAAATCTAAGTTAACATAGAAGCAACGATTAGAACTAGCTATGCAATACTTCATGAAGCTTTGGTAAATCCTAATCAAGCAGCAATAAAAACAACATCAGTTAGATTGAACTACATAGCGCATCATGCAGCGTCAATTTGACCAAGCATAGTAGAATTACATGCGATAATGATTAGCCAAAACCTGCTGCATAAAACGGACCAAAGATATAAAACGACATAATCACACTAGTGGTCGCTGCTCCAAATCCAAATTGCTTAATTAAATTTCAGTTATTTGTAGTATAATATAATTAAGAAAAGAAAAATTTCTTTTCAAAAAAAATTACAAAGTGGAGGTTGGTAAAATGATGTCAAACAAAAACAACTTGAAAGGACTTTTTGCTGAAGGAGGCAAGCAGCAAAGTACAGCTGGTAGGTCGTTGACCTACACAGCACAATTAGTAGCTACCAGTGAAGAAGTTGCAAACGATGTGTTAAACAAAATAGCTACTGATGTTGAAAAGTATCAATCAAAGGTTGAAGAAAGTAAAAAATCACATGACGCTATGGATGAATTAATATCACAAGTTACTAACTTACAAGAAGTTGACGTTGAATTTCTAAAACAAGCAACGGATGATGAAATCGACAGAATGATTAAGAGCCAACAATCAAAAAGAAGTCGCACAAAATCAAAAACAATGACAATCGATAACTATAAAAAGCTTGTAACAGCAGCGATTGCAGAAAATTTACTTAGAATCGCTGCGGACAAGCCTAAGTCTAAAAGTGGTGGTCCAAAAAGATCTACAGTAGAATATACTGAAGATGAACTCCAAGAGTTAGCTAACGACCAAGAAAAATTAAGGAAGGCAATCAGAAATATTCAATCCAAAAAGTCCATAATGAAATCAAAAGCTGACTTTGACCCTAATAGTGAAAGGTACAAAAAGTTACTTGAAGTTGAAGAACAATTGAAAACGCTTAGAGACAGCGGTAATCCAAAAGCTGCTGAAGCATTAGAAAAACAAAAAGAAATCGAAAATATGTTAACTACAATCAATGTTGAAAAACTAAAGGCTTCAGATAGTAAAGAAATACTTAGTAAAATTAGGGAGATGTTGGTATCCAAATAAATACGAAGGGCTGTACAAGCCCTTCAACAATTTAATAACTTAAGGAGGTTTACAAATGTTAACTACAAAAAGAATTAAGAATACTGTATGATCTTGTTAGTATATGCTTTATGGATGACGACAACAAAATAATAGATGCTATAAGTTCCTACAAAAGATTTATGTATGATGACTTGCTATCAGCAAAGCTTAAGCTAATGGAAATGTTAGTAAGAAGCGACGATGAATAGTCGCTTCTTTTTATTTTGTGCTGATGCGGCGCCGATTAGCCTGAGCTATGTATTAACTACACAACCTCTTTGCGGCGCCGATTAGCCATAACTATTAATTACTTATACTATTATAGCCTCAATTAGCCTATGCAATGCCACGACGCAAGAGGGGGTCTATGTCGCGGTGCTGCCTCGATAAGACGAGGCCGCTCAGTCTTATAGTTTTTGAATCTTTGCAGATTGACCCGCGTAAAAAGGCACTTCGTTACTAAGCTACATTTGTATTTTATTTTGAGTTTATTTAACATTGTATCGCTGTGGCTAATGGTTTATATAATATTAAGAGGACTTAGCTGCCGCGCCGCGCTGATCCGCACTTGATAAAATTGGTAGAAAATGTCGTTTAGCTTGGTTGTTTTTAAGTTATTTAATGATTTTTAAAATTATTTTAAAATTTTTAAACTCAATAAATAATTTTTCGCTACGTTTTCGCTACGTTTTTAGCTATGAAGTGTACAGTTTTTCGCTACGTAGCGAAAATTTTAAGAGCCTTCAAACTTAGTGATTCCAACCTATAGGCAATTTGGAAAGATATTTTTTTCGTTACCTTCGCTACTTTCGCTACCTTCGCAACGCATTTTTTAGTTTTATAATAAAAAATTTTTGTTTAATTTAATATGCTGATAGAGTACTTATCTACATACAATTTATATTTTGTATATTTTCTAATAAAGTATTATATCTAATAAGATATTTTATAAAAACATATATTATATAGTATTTAATGTATATTTAAAATATTTTAATAACAATAAATAAAAAAAATCCCTTTATATACATTTTCTTTAATATATAAAGAAATATTGTAGTTTAGATATATGCTCTTTTTTGAATAATTACAGAAAGATAACTGTATAACCACCGCAACACATACTTAGATAAAATTTTTATTAAATAAACCTATTTTTACGTTCAAAAGTAGCAAAGGCGACGAAGGTTGCGAAAAAGTATACCCTCAGGGATGCTCAATATATTGGAAACACTGGGTTTGAACACTTTTTCGCTACATTGCTACGTAGCGAAAATTGGTAAGTTTTACAGAAAAAAAAAGTGTATCAAAATGATACACTGTAGTTCCAACATCCTGTAATATACGTAGTTATTTGTACAATTATAAGTATCTCCACTCATACCCACCGGCTGTTTTCTGTAAGCCTCGACAAACTTTTATGATAGAGCTTGTAGATAAATTATTCTCCTCAGCAGCCTGCGTCACCGTGTCGTATACCTCAAGTGTAGTTCCATCAAGTATCTTAGAAACACTGCGTGACTTATTCCTATCATTAGGTTTAGGTATCCACTGTAGATTATCCGCTCTATTATTTGACATATTATCATCTTTATGCTTGATATATTTATATCCTTTAGGGTTATCAATAAAGTGTTCCGCAACTAATCTGTGTACATAGTGCACCTTTTGAATGTTATCCTTTGATAACCTTACAGCCCTGTAGTTCCCTATAATCTGTTGTTTCAGTAACTTATCACGTTTAATACTCCTTATCTTACCAGTATTACTGACTTGGTAGATACCTTCATAACCTTTAATATCTTTCCATTGCTCATTCATCCTTGAGTATACCTCCCTTACATCTTATTATGAATGATTTCATACCTTCATATTTTATAATATTGCGTACGGTATCCTGTAGTTCCACAAGTCTTTTACCAGATAATGGTATGTTATTAAATGTAACATAAATTTCCATTGGTGTAGCACTAGTAACTCTGTAATTATCATCCAGTGATTCTATAGCCCTAACAACCTCGTCTACATTTGATATCATTGTAGTTAAATTCCCCTCCCCCACTGCATATATTTTATAGGCTAATACCCCAGCGCATCATCAATCTTATTCATGATTTTTTCAAACAGCCCATCATATTTATCATATATTGATTTGTCTCTAATAGGTATTTTAATACCTGTTTGTTCATTTAGTTCATAATCAATGACTGGACAGTATTTATTCATAAGTTCAGCTTGTAGTTCCTCCAACTCATCCTCAGACATACTGTAGAAGTCCATTTTATAATACGTACGTAATTCATTTATAGATACATCAGGTCCCTCATTGAATTTATTAAGTAGTCTTTTGATGTTATCTTCTGCAGTTTTCTCAGCGTTATGTCTACGCCACAACCCATATACAGTATAACCCTTGGATTCTAATATTTTATAAAGTTTTTCGATATCTTCAATTTGTTGCTTAGTACTTTCATCACCTATTTTTTCGTATTTTTGTATAAGATACTTATATCGGTTGTTGATACTTTCACAACTGGTACAATAATTGTAGTAACCCCTACGACCGCCGCGGTACTTTCTAAATTTACTTATAGGTTTGTATTCACCACATTGTTTACATGTTGCACAGTTGTTTACGTCTGGCCTCACTTTTATCACCTCCTTTTATAGCGTCTTTCACGTATACGTTTTTTACGATAACAGTTTTTACAATCTCTTCTGTAGCGTATCAATCCATTACGCTTACCATCTTTGTAGAACTCACTAACATGCTTACGTTCACCACATTCACTACAAATCCTGTATTTATCATCTGTAGTGACAAATAAGTCATCAAGCGTCATCTTGTTCTGTACCCCCTATGTGTATATTAATCGCTTGAGATAAGACTGTTCTGTAGACATATCTTAAGACTTCAGTAGTATCTACAAATTGATTGATCCATTTTATAACCATGGGGCAATGCATTTGTAGCATTCTGCGTACATCACTTTCGTATGCTTCTTTGGTTGCGTACCTCGTATTACTAACTAACATACCTATTAGTACAAGACAGTGCTCTATATAATCATCATTAACTACAAATATTCTACTACCACATCTTTCACAATACTTATGAGGTCCTAGATTAACTAGTCCACCACCACATATTACACATCTTTCTCTATTAATAGCTTCATTGTAACAAGCGTTACAAAGGTATACCCCTTTGTAACGCCTAATTTTTGTTTCTTGAAAATGCCCCTCACAAACCTTACATTGTTTCATTCATCATCTTCCCCCTTTAGAATGCTTTTTGCACTTTTCAATAATTTGATACCTTCTTTGATTTTGTCAACATCTGATTCTAGATAACCTTTATAGACTAATCCGCAGCCACCAAGTATTGCATCACCAAATGCGTGTATCTTTGGATTGTCAGATATATTTTTAAGCTCTTTAACTTTCTGTTCAATTATTTGTAGTTGTATCTTCATTACATTTGGATTTTTTCTTGTTTCAGGGTCTTCAAATAGTTCTTTGAATGTATCATATTCAGTTAATACACTTTGCATATAGTTTTGTTCTCTTTTAGTTAAATCATCTTCCTGCCTCCCCGGCACTACTATCAATGCTATTATCGTTATTATTAGCATTATCCAACCCATACTGTAGACCTTTACGCCATTCTTGCATGTTTCCATACCACCATCTCCTAACATCTTTGATTAGTCTTTGTGTAGTACGCTTACCTACCTCAGACATAGAAACGTATCTACACTGGTCTTTAAGTGATGAATTATCACCACTTATATCAATGACCACTTTACCTTTTACATTAATATTCTGCGTTTTAGATGTAGCCAACACAACAATATCGGCTTGTTCAAGAAGCGTGGCGGCACGTTCATGTGGTGTTTTAGAGTGTATTACAATAGGCGTTGCATTTATGTCTTTATCTAGGAGTGCAAGTGCCAGTGGCTTTCCTATTAAGTCTGATCTGTTGAATATTATAACAGTAGGCTTATCTATATTTGACTCTTTTATTATACTTTTTATGGCCCTTACTGTTTGATATTTTTCCATATTATGTTTGATAATTGATGTATCAAATTGACACGGTTGCAACACAAGAGTAGGTATCTCAAGTGAAGCAACTTCCTTAAATTCTTTTTCATTTTGTACAATAGTTTCTAGCACTAATACATCGTGTTCTTTTGCCATTTTTTGTATTGCTGCAAAATATTTATTAGAATTTTCATCTATGATGTTGGCTATATCTCTTACGACCACTAATTTAGGTGTTATACATGTTTCACACAAATGTGTTGAATTGCCTAAATCTTTTAACAAGTGGGGAGGGTACTCCGCCCCACAGATATCACAATAGAACAGTTTGTAGAAACCCACTTTAAGCACCTCCTACAATAGACTTAATGTATTCTTGGGATATCATTTTTTGATTTTCTAATGCCCATTGCTTATCTGTATATAGCTCACCTTTTTTTAAGTTTTGATTTATTTCTTGTACTATATTTATTTTAGCATCAAGGTTATCACAGAAATGCACTATCCACGCTTCTAGGAATTTTGGTGTCACTGGGGATCCATACTCAAGCTTACCATGATGACTAGCAATTATATGTTGTAATAAATCTATTAAACCTGTGTTCTCTTTATTTCTATATTTTTCAATCTCTATGAGGCCTTTGCTTATGTGTTCAATTAATTCTCCATTTAAAGACATTGTTATATCTACTCCATCAATATTGTAAGTCCATAGTTTACCAATATCATGCAGAAGGCCTCCAGCTATACATAAGTCTTCAGAGCAGTTATCTGTGTATGATGCAATATTTGCTGCATGTGAAGCTACGTCTACAGAGTGTTTAAGCAACCCTGCAACATAGGCGTGATGAAATGTCTTTGCTGCAGGCTTAACTTTTAGATTAGGTAGATTGTCTACAATTATCTGTTCTGTTAATTCTTTTAGTACTGGGTTGTTGATACTGTTAATTAGACCATTTAATGTTTTAATATACTGCTCCACATTGATGTTACCTTGAGGTGCAAACTGCTTAATATCCAAGTCTCTTCTGACTTTGAATGATTGAATTGTTAGCTGCTTCTTTTCTTTCCATGTTGATACGTTAGCTATAATGTCTACAATATCATTTGGTTTTGGTATATATTGTGAGTAATAATCCCAGTGATTGGCTGATATTATTTCATCTCCATCAAATAATGTCATCGCCAAGTAAGGTTTACCACCTTTTGTAGATTTTAGCTGAGCTTCTTTTACCGCTAGTATTATGTTTACATTATCACCTACATTTAAGTCTTTTACTTTCATACGTGTCCCCCTTTATGTACAGAACCATATTATAATGTCAAAATCATCTGCTTGGTCAATAGCTTCTTGCATTAATTTAACAATATAGTGCTGTTTTCTTCAATTGGTCTTTTGATACCATCTTTTCGTTGTCTTTTTTTACGTATGTAGAAACCTTTTAGGTATATGTACTTTATTCCTTGTCTTGCATTTAACGTTATCACCACCTTTTTTCTTGGGACTTTTTAACTTCACCTATAACTTTTTGATTGTCCCACACTAGTTTGTACTTCTTGCCATAGAATACCTCCTTATGTATTGTATGCTCCCTCTGCGTTTACACGGGCTTGGGACCGTCTGTAGAAAATCTACAGGCCGCATTAAGCTAATATAATTATTATACATATTATTATACTCATAGATAACACGTAACATGCTTATTTTAAATTTTACGTGTCCGTGATAACCTTATTAATATTATAGTACTATTAATTTTATCACGGACACGTATAAGGGTTATTTTAAAATATTACTTGTATATAGTCGATATCTCTTACTAGTTCATTAGAAATATCATTCATGCCATTCTGGTATTTCATTGTCATAATCAAATGAAGAATAGTTATCTGTTATAACTTTGTAATACTTCCCATAGTTCTATTTTACCACAGATGAACCCTACTTTAACAACTGCTATGTCATCTGTGCCTATGATACTCTCTAAATATTTTATAAGTTCTATTCTATTATCGAACATTACACATCACTCCTAAATAGTGGTTTTATAACGCCATCTTTAACAAATCGTTTGTATATGGCTAATATTTGTTTATCAGTCATTTTATTTACACGTTTATGCCATTTGTAGCCATAAGGTTTTTTGATAGCTTCTCTCATTTTTGACATTTTATTGTAGTCATACATAATTGGTCCCCCTTTGTTTAATCTTAATCTATAAAGTTTTGTTCTAGTATCTCACCTCCTAACTCCTCCTCACATTTAGGACAAACATATATAGCTGCTTCAATTACAGATATTATAATGTAGGGCTCTGCAATGCCTGTATCAAAATATTCTCGTGTCTTATTATTCCATTCTGTTGCTGTTGAAGGCGTAGAGCAAAGTGGGCACTTAATTCTTTTCATTATATTGCCTCCCTTTGTAATTTTTATGTCCCCTCTGCATTTACACGGGCTTGGGACCGTCCTCGGCTGCATTAGACACTGGGGCACTTGGCCCCATGAATTAATAGAATTTTTGTGGATAATGCTTGTACATTTCACAATCTAAAGCTTCTTCAATTTCTCCTTTGTCTGTGTAGATAGGCTCGTCCAGTTCATAATCTGCAAGTCTTATCTCTTCAGCTATGCATATACCAACTTTACAAGGACGTCGAGAAGTATTATATTTGCAAGCGCTATATGGACAGAATATAGTAGTCATTACTTTCCACCTCCCTGCATAATAATTGATTGTATATATTCGATATCTCTTATTAGTTCATTAGAAATATCATTCATGTCATGCCATTCTGGTATTTCATTGTCATAATCAAATGAAGAATAGTTATCTGTTATAACTTTGTAGTACTGTCCACCTTCATGAAATGCTACTTCCCATAGTTCTATTTTACCACAGGTGAACCCTACTTCCCATAGCTCTATTCTATTATTGAACATTACATATCACTCCTAAATAGTGATTTTATAATGCCATCTTTAACAAATGGCTAATATTTGTTTTTACACGTTTATGCCATTTAATGTGTGATACTGTACCCTACTTTTCATAATACTGTGCGGATTCTTCAAAATCATCTATCTTAGCATAAATTTGATGCATTATCGACCTTATTTGTTTGATTGTTCCAAAGAATTTTATATCCCCTATTGATAACACAGCATAAACACCTGTCTCAGCCGATTCATTAATTTTCATATCAGCTGACACTTTTTCATCACTTCTGAAATGAATTGACGAATAAATATTAGGCATTATCAGCACCTCCTTTATCGTTTACGCTAGGATTCATGCCCGGGGGTCCCCTTAGTCCCCCGGGAGCAACTTAAATTTTTATAAAGAACCATTTTTATTCTTCTACTTTTCTATATAAATTTATAATCTGATTTTCTATATTATCCCAATCTGGTACAAATTCACATGCATACCAATCTATGGCTTCTTCTATTCTTTCTTCTAATTCTTCATCTCCATATTTTCCTCTTATAAATTCTTCAATATCAATGTAATTGTCTTGACTAAAAAAATCTTTCTGTTCTTCTTCATCTAGTAAGTCTTTTGCTTCAAAATCAAATACAGGAGTTTTGATAGAACACAACACTATTTCGTAAAAGCTATCCCAAGGGTGTAACTCATTATATTGTTGCAACCATGATGTTACAATTTTTCCTGTTCTAGTATCAATATAGGTATATGCGGTACCAGAAGTATATCCATTAGCCTTTTTAAATGTCCTTTTCCAAATTTCTTCCATGTCTATATTGTTTATAATTTTTTCAATTTTTTCTTTTTTTAAAATCTCAAATTCTCTTGAACCTTCGTTTTGACTATATCCAGCAACTTTAATTTTTACTTTTTCGTATAATTTTTCTTCCACTTCATCAGAAAAACCTTCAAAGTAACTATTTGCATCTAATCCTTTCTCTAATTTTGTTGTCCAAATTGCTTTTATTGCTTTTTTTACCATTTTAATACCTCCTTATTATAGTTTTTTATTCTTCCCATGTTGGTGATGAAAAATACTTAAAATCTTTTCTAATTCCTTCAGGCACTTCATCAGAAAATTTTTCAAAATTGCCTTCTTCCTGTATAATAATTGATTGTATATGCTCTATTGATGAATCAATATATGATTCAGACCTTTTATAAACGTTAACATCTGTATCATATACTATTTTTATTTCATTAATAGATATATTAATTGATAATCTTTCATCAAATGCTTCTATTAGTACTTCATCCAAATGTAATGTAATTTTATAGTCTATGTCTTCTAATACCTCTATTATCCTTTTATAGGCCTCTATAGAGGTATCTGCTTTTAGCATCCATCTATCGTATAATTTAATAATACTATTTAATTGATTGTGTATATAATCTGCTAAGTACTCTATATCCCAAGATATAGCTTCTAACGTTCTTTTTACAAACATTGCCTCAACGCTTTTATTTAGTTTAACGTTACGTGCATGTTTGTGAATTGCTTGTTTATGATTACTTAATATTTTTTCAGCGATTTCTTTAAGCGCCTCACAACCTAAATGCTTAACATACTTTTTACCATTTACCATTTATTACACCTCCTAACAATTCTTTTAATTTGCTCTTTTTGTAGGTTCTTTAGTAGAACACATAATACAAGTTGTACTGTGCTCTGGAAATAAATCATTTAGTCTTTTAATGTTAAATTATACGTATTAGCTTTTGCTGTACATGCTTCATCTGTTTTTTCATTGTAAATTATTGACCACATGGTGGCTTTCATAGCCATTTTGTTCACCCCCCTTAATTTTTTGATTTGAAATTTTAAATTTTTTCCTTCTATTTATATTATAACATATAATAAATAAAATTATTTAGGAAATTTCTTTATCGAACGGTGCTTCTCTGTGCGGTATTATTGATTTGCTTATCAATTTTAGTTCTTCATCTGTGAGTTTTTCAAAATCTATTGGTACATCTTTTTGTTTTTGACCCCAAGATGGATTACCTTTATCTACACCTGCTGTTATAGGTACCCTAAATGTTTCAAAATCAGATAGCAACCATCTTAATTTTGGTAATATATGTAGCTCATCTTTATGGACTTCAAAAACTATTTCGTCATGAACTACATTAATCATTCTGGTTTTGTAATTATTGTACTTTAAAAACCTATATATTTTAATTATTTTACTCTTAATGTAATCTGCTGCGCATCCTTGTATAAGTGCATTAACAGCTTTGTAAACTTCATTGTATTTAAGTCTTCTTCGTCTACCATAGAAGTTACGTATATATCCTCTGGTTCTGCACACTCTTTGTACTTGACTTATAAATGGTTCTGCCTCAGGTATTTGAGCAAAATATCTATTTCTAAAATCGTGCGCTTCTGATACAATACATTTTAAGTTACCAGCTAATGCATTTATACCCATTCCATAAATTAAAGCAAAGTTCATTGTTTTAGCTTTAGACCTTTGTTCGTCTGTTACTTCATCATAAGGCACGCTAAATAATATAGCTGCGGTGGCTCTGTGTATATCCCATCCTTTTTTAATACTCTTAATTAATTCTTCAGCTTTAGCGTAATGTGCAAATAATCTATATTCTACCTGATCTAAATCCATGAAATATAATCCGTATTCATCACTTGATGGTACAAAAGCCTTTCTTATTCTTGTATCATCCTTAGGTAGTGTTTGTAGTGCTGGCTTTGTTATAGACATACGGCCTGTAGTTGCTTCAGTTTGATTTATGCTACCATGTACTTTACCTTCTGCGTCTCTTTGAGCCAAAATACCTTCAATATATGTATTATGTAGTTTATGCACGGCTCTATAGTCCAAAATATATTGAACAAGTTTTACATTATGTTTTGTAGCTAACCTTTCTAATTCTTTTTTACTAGTTTTTGGGTTACCTTTGTCAGTTTTCTTTATAATTCTATCATCTACTCCCAAATCTAGTAACGTTCTATATAGTTGTTTACCAGAATTTATATTGAAATAAGTACCAGCTTCATCGTATATTTTTTGTTCGGCTGTGTTAACTTCTTCTTGCATTAATACATCTTGCTTTAATAAATAAGCTTCATCTGTATACATACCTATACGTTCCATTTCATATAATGGGTATATTAATTCTAATTCTTGATTGTATAAGTTTATAAGGTTATCGTCAATTATTTTTGGATATTCTTTATTATATATCAGTTGTGCATTCCAAACGTCTGCATTTGCATACATTACTATTAAGTCCTTAGGAATTTTGCGATAGTCACCAATTTTGTATTTCTTCTTGTAAGCATCTACCATATATTCAAATTTTATTATACCCTCATCATACTGTTCTGCCAGTTTCATTAGCCTGAATGAACCTCTATTTTCATTAACTAATTTAGCTAGTACTATTGTGTCATGTATTTTACCTTGAAGTTTAATACCAATATTTTCAGCTATATGCATATCAAACTTTGCATTATGTATTATTTTTTCTCTTGTTTTGTCCTCAAGTAGTTCTTTACCAAGCCTTTTAAATTTCTTGAACCCATTTTCAGCTGTATCATATATTGAATACGCTGTATCGCCATAACAGAAACTCATTAAAAACGGATAATCTTGCGGACGTGCTTTTTTACCAGAACCTATCCATCTACGTACTACACCTTTTGGCAATTTCTTTATGTCAATACCCGTAGAATACGTTTCTGAGTCAAAAGCAAATATTTCCGCATTATCTAATGCTCTTATTATTTCATCTGGGTCATCTACAAGTTTGAAATTATCTATCCAATGCTCTTTTTTAAATGTTTTCGGATCATAGGTATAAGAACTGCCACGCTTAATAACCGTTTTTCTTTTTGGTTTAATTACAGCCATTATTTACCACACCACTTTCTTTTAGCTCTAAGCCTTCTACAATGTTCTAAATCATTAACATCACTTTCAAAATAGCGTTTCTTATTAGCTTTACTTCTAAGATCTTTGTACAATTGATATGCTTCACACGACCCATGACATCCCGGATACCTATCTTTACAATCTTTACAAGGTGATTTTCTGCTTGTAGGTTTCCATGATAAAAACATGTGTAAATCCCCCTTTAATCTGTAATTATTTTTGGTAGTGTCCAATATTTCTCTTCAAGTGGTGCTGTAGCCACTAATTCAAAGCCTTTTGGCTTTAAGCCAGGTTGTATTCTATATAATTCCCCAGTCTCCTTATGCTTAAAAACATTAAATACTGCATTTTCCTTTATATCTTTGTACTGATACTGGCATTGTGTAGGTTCTGCGTATTCGTCCATAGGATCTATTTCATTATCCATTAGTATATCACGTAATTTACAGTTTTTATAATCTTTTTTAGTACACTCCATGCAGTTAAATATAGCAAAACTGCATAAATTTATAAAATCTTCTCTATCAATTACAACTGTAGAGTCTAGTTCTTTTAATCTCTGTAGTTCTCTTTGTGCTTCTGGTTTTGTTCTAACTACAACATGCATTCTTTTTATGTATTTATTTACTTTTTTCTTTTCATCATTGTCTAGCGACTCTAGCAAGGTTTTTATAGCTTTTACTGTCCAGGTTTTAGCCATTCTGGCATTTTTTAGTAACTTCTTATCACGATTTAACGTATGCCATTTATCTATACAGTTCTCCATAAAATACACAAAGCTATTTAGTATAGCGACTTGATTTTTCTCCTCAACATTCAAATATCTTTTCATTTTTTCACCACCCTATATGCATAACGTCTATACTTAGGGTTGTAATTTTTTATTAATATTTTTTCAATTCGTCCTTCATCAATTAATGCATCAATAATGAACCTAGTCCTATTTGGATTGTAATTAGCTTTTCGTGCAATAGCAGCTATAGACATTTGTTTACCATCATGCTTTTTAATGACACTTATAATTTTTTTCTTTTCATGCTCATAAATTTTTACAGTAATCATAATAAAATCCCCCTTTAATACTATTAAAATACATGTAGCGTGTTTGTTTTAAATTTTACGTGTTCGTGATAGCTTATTAATATTATAATATTAACTTGTGTATCACGAACACGCATAAGACTATTTTACGAGTCCGTGAAAATTAGGAGAAAATGCAAAGAGGCTAAAAAGTAACCCCTTATATTAATATTATAAGATATTTTTAAAATGCTATAAAAAAATTATTTATTCTAAATTTTACTTACTATAATACCTGAAGCTCTGAGAAGTTTAACTCCGGGATTATCTTTCCAATCTTCTCTGTAATATACTTTATTAAAACCACTATTTACTATTAATGAAGCACATGTTACACAGGGAGACAGCGTTACAAACATAATTTTATTTTTATCATTTATAGTACATTTTGCTATAGCCTGAGTCTCTGCATGAATACACGTTTCTTTACCACCTAAAGAGCATAGACAATCTATACCACCAGCAGGACCTCCATTAACACCAATACTATAAACTTGATTCATATTATAATCAGTAATTATAGCAGCAACACTACGTTGCTCACATTTTGATAAGCTAGCTAAATTTTCTGTAAAGTCCATCAGTATTACTTCTTTTGGCACTCTGTAGCTCCATTTATATCCACCAGCTGACTTTATTTCGCCATTACAAGCAGCCAGGATATCTCTAAGAGATATCCCTGTTTGCTTTGATGCTTCATTAGCTGAATAATATTGTGCTATAAGACTATAATATTTGTTAAACTGGTATACTTTTTTAATTTTATTATCCTTACCATGCTGTGGAGTGCACCACTCTAAGTTATCTACAGAGTTATTCCTATAGTTGCCATCTCTATGATTAATTATAATTTTATTTATTGGGTCGTCATTTGGTACAAAAGTTTCTGCTACTATTTTGTGAATTGCTACTTCTTTGTGCATACCATTTTTACATAACGTCACCTGTAATCTTTGACCATTATCATTAGGAATAAGGTTTTTGCCATGTGCGTCACGTATGTTACCTTTATTAGAAACTTCATATAAACCTTCATAGTCTTTAATCGGCACCCATATTTCTTTCATTCTGTACCTCCTCAATTTTTGATTTCAAATAGCCAATTAAGCGCTCAGTGCGACGCTTACTTAAATTCATATGTTGATAATTACCTAGTCTGTAGTGTAACCACCTAAAAGGATTTTCTTGCGTGCGCTTTCTTGTTCCACATGTAGCACATGTAGGAAATACATTAGTTTTATTGTATCCACCACCGCATTTGGTTAATATAAATAATGTTCTAATTTCAATATGTGGGTCACCACATATTGCGCACCCTTTAAAAAAGTCTACAGCTTCATGCCATTCTTCTTCAGTTAAAGGAGATATTTTACCTAAAGCCTTTATAGTACTAAGCCATTCTTTATATCTTTTCTCTACTTCTTCATTCTGCCGTATATAGGTATTTTTATGGTATCTTTTAGATCTTTCAGGATATTTTAATCTATATTCTATAGCAAATCTTTTATGACACTCATCACAATATGACCTTAAGACTCTTTTATCACTGCTTCTCCATGAAAAATTACTTAACGGAAGAAATTGCTTACATTTAGGACAATATTGGATACTTAGTAAATTACCACAAATATTGCAACGTGATTTATTATAGGTAGATGGAAAAACCCATCCACATTTACTACATGTTCTCTTTACTGACACGATACTCCACCACCGGTATTAAGCGTTGTTTGCTAAATAACTTAATATAAGCTTTTCTTATTTTATCTAATGTATCTTTATCAGTGATGTATCTTTCACCACGTGTTGTACATCTATCCCATAAATTATCGATGTTATCTGTACAATGTATTACTATCGCACCTTTCATAGACAGCAATGACTCCAAATATTTTAGCTGTTCATCAGATATAATTGATTCATCGCGCATTAGGCTCCCATATACTTTCTCACAATATGCAAATCTATCAAATATCACATTATTTTTATGCATAATTATTTTGCAATAATTTTCATACATCTCTTTTTTCTCTTGTTCAGTTTCTGGCTTATTTCTTTTAATTATTTCAAAACCAGTTTGTTTTGCTAATTGTTTAGCTAGCGTTGTTTTTCCTGCACCATCTGGACCAACAATTATTATAAACATATTTAAGCCCCCTTTATAAGCTTGATTTGTTCTCTCCACCATTTTCTATCGTAGTTTTTACCTATTATTTTAGTAGCTACGCTATTAGCAAAAGCTTCTTCAGGTATATTTTCATGTATTTCGTCTTGTCTGTGTAGATTATAATCTTTAGCAAAAAGTGTAGGATTATAACTTAAAGATTCTGCAAAATCGTCTCTACATAATAAAAAATAAAGATCTAATATACCTGACTCACGTATTGCAAAGTGTGTTAATTCATGTATTATTAACCATGTAATACTTTCTATTGTTTCATATTGTGTGAAATATATACCAATTATACATCTTTTACCATTATGTGCGCAGATTGCTCTGTGGCTTTCAATACCTGGAAATGAATTATCTACATATATTTTATAAAAATCGCCTGCGGTATTCTCATCACAAATAATTAACTTTATATTATGTTTTACCATACTTATATTTTTTAAAAGGTTTTGGATTTTATCAATGTCCTTAATGGATAATCTTTTACATTTGTTTACAATAATCATACTACTTGCCTCCATATAATAAAGGCCATTTTTGTTTAATAAATTCTGTAGGGTATGATTTATTATTTAGTTCTGGAAAGTTATTACCACAACACATCTTACCTTCTCGGCATTTTCCATATAAGCAATCGGGTCCAGCATATTTAAACATCACATTTCCATCCAATGTATTTGATAAGGCTTCCCATACTTTCATTGTTATATATTGTGTTTCTTCTGTATTTCTATTACAACTTCTAACTCGTATAAAATTTAACCAAGCTTCATGATTAGCTATGCCTACAAGGATATTTCTAAGCCCTTGAGGAGCAACATAGCCAGCTGTATCATTATCACAACCCTGTTGTACAAGGGCTTTATATGTTACCATAGCGTTATTGCACTGTTGTAGGTATAGTAGTCTTTCCATTTCTTTTTTGTCATTAAGTAGTTCATAAGGTACAACAAAATCAGCTTCATCAGTATAATCAGAATATTGCAGTGACGCTGATACCCAATTAATACCTACATGGTGCGTTCTTGCTTGTGCTAAAAACCTTCTAGAAGCACCTACAATAGCAACTACAATAGGAGTAAATCTTTTAATAGTTCCATGTGGTAACGCTATAACTCTTTCAGCTATTTTATTAGTCCTATTGCTTTCTAAAGTTTCATCAAGTAAATTATTTAAATCATCCATATTTTTTATTTTATGACCACGTTGAGTTAGCTTAGCTAAAAACATCATCATTGAAGCTGGTTTAGTAGATGGACCTATTATAACTTTAACTTCTATCTTATTCATAAATATCCCCCTTTTAAAGCTTTTCCAGTTTTAACATGTACTCTGTAGGTAAGAATATTTCAAAATCTTTGTATAATTCCATGTAATCTATTTCAATGAGAGTCTTTCCATTTAAGTTATAAGCAAATATTGTATTTTCTATACTTTTAAGCGGTGCGGTGCTTACTAAATAGTATTCATTACTATGTCTATGTTGTATAATTGAGCCTATTAAATCATCCCTTGTAAACCTTTTAGTATCACAGGTTACTATCATTGTATGCCTCCTTTCTATTCATTGGTACATGTATTTATATATTCTAATACTATTTCTTGTTCATGTTTAGGTAATTTTGAGAACATATCTATAAAAGCATCCTTAACTAGCTCTAAGGCAGTTGCCATAAATATTGGGTCACAATTATGTGCAAGTGTTAAAGCGCCTTTATCACTTATGCCTACCATAATATAATCCATATATTTGTTTACTTTATCGTCGCAAACCAGTATACATTCATTTCTAGCGATGCTTTCACTTTTACCTTTTATAACTCTAAAACTCATTATTTAACCTCCTTATATCTTATACCTTTATTACGGCCTTCATCTTGTCTTACATGATTTTCTTTATTCTTATCTACATAGTATTTGTATAAGTCTTGTTCTTCAAAAAAGCCTAAGGCTAATGCAATATTCAAAGTAAAGTGCATAAAATCACTAAACTCCTGTCTAGCCTTTTCAAACTGCTTCAAGCGTTCCCCATAAGTCATTTCATTGTAATCTTTCCATGGTTTTAAATAAGGTAGCTCATATAACATTTCATGCAATTCTTGCGTTGCATGTATACTGAACTCTTTAATAAAATCAACACGTTCTTTCATAGACATTTCTTTAATATTATAGCCTAATTTTTCTTGTAAGTTATTCTGCATATTAAGCATTTTCTGTAGCATACCCATAACAGTTCCCCCTTTATTTTATTGTAAATCTTCTATATATAGCTTCCTTTAAGAAAGCATTATAAATGTCGGGCATTTCCTTTTTAAGCTTTTTACTATCTAATCTGCGTTGGACATGAATCTTCCATTTCATAACTCTATCAGTTGTATAAGCAATTTCATGATTGCCTATCTTCTCTTTTAGTTTATTTTCAAGCTCTTTTTTGATTTTTTCTAGCTCTTTTATTTCCTGCTTAACCTTTATAAGATTATTTGCCATTTCATTTACACTTTCATCTTCTAATATAATTTCTGAGTTAGGTTCTACATCTTCATTCATTTTTTCTACAAGACGCGTTGATGCTTCAGATCCATCAAGTTCAGGCTCAATAAGATTTTTCACATTGTAGTTCCAAAACTTATCAGCTTTTTCAAGCATTTCTTTTATTAGCTCATCATTTCTATATACTTCATAATAATAAAATTTATTACCACCTACAAGACAAGCCAATGCACCGTAATTTAAACCTAATATCCAAAGGTACCAATTAAGCTGATACAGGTAAGATACAGGTATATCACCTTCATTCCATTCTTCTTTTAAGTATTCACTAGCTGTTTTACATTCTAATACGCCTATTATTTTATTTGTCTCATTATCTATAATTAATCTGTCTACATTTGCTAATGCCCATTTATAATCTTTATGACAAAAAGTAGCTTTAACTTCTATAATACGTATATTTCTACCATTTTCATTCATACGATATTCAAATTCTTGCGCAACAATAGGTTCTAATAAGTGTCCAAAACGCATTCTATCTACAGAGCCATCATCTTGTTTTTCATATGACTCCTTATATTGTCCTGTCTTCTTTAAATATAATAATCTTGGTGTAGACCATTTATTTACACCACATATAGTACCTATATCAGATCCACCTATACCATTAGACCTTACATGCAGCCATTCTTTTTCATTTTCATCTTGTGTAATGGTTGAAACTACCTTACAATTATTCAATTGTGTTATAATATCTTTAGTTAACAATCTTATTCCCCCTTTATTAATACTCTGTATTATAATGTTCTTTACGTACTTTATTAAGCTCATCTGTTAAGATAGGTCTATTTAAAATACTTGCAAAAAATTCGGTACCTAATGGATAGCGTCTATAATCACCACGAGTTTTTTCTATTAAATGTCTTGTAGTTAAAAACTTAAGTAAGGCTCTTAGTTCATCTTTAGGTAAACCAGAATAATCTTCAAGTGTGTATCTATTGAAGTATGGTAAGTTATACAGTATTCTAGCCATTTCATTATGGTCAGGTAGAGGCAATAAAATGAACTCTTTTCTAAGTTTTTCTAGTTTATCTGCAGAAGCATCTGTATTTTGTTTATCACGTTCAGATAGTTTATCATAAGCAAAACTTTTCGAACTATAAATTCTGTCCATAAAGCTAACTACAAATTCTGCATGTCCTTTATCTACAATTACATTCTCGCCATCTTCTGTAGAAAACATACAGCAAGCGGTTGCTACTGCTAATCTTGCTATTTTCATACGTTGGTCTGCAGCTTCTACAATAGGTACACTGGAAGAATACTTATTACCCATTTTAGTAGCAGCATCTAGTATATATTGTATACACTCATTTGTAAACCTGATGTTATCTGCCCTGCGGCTCCATGCCCATAGGGCGCGTAAATTGCATAAATCAGAGGTATATACATGTTGTACATCATCTAATTGAGAAATACGCCTATTAATTAAAGCTGGGTTTACATCACCGGATGCGACTGCTATGGCTAGGTCTAGCCTTCTGACGTCTTCTGTTTTGCCAAATAATTTTAGCACTGCTTCTACACCAAATGTTTCTGTATTAAGGGGCCTACCATTTCTAGGGTTAGATATATAAATAGCTCTTGTCCGTGCATTTGTTTCAGCAGTTATAACACCAGTTGCCTTAGCTATACCTGATGAACGTACATCTGACATAATAGCTAATTCTTTTTCATCTATACCAGATAATTCATCTATAGCTATTAAACCACCATCATTTAGTGGAAACGCGCCCCATACTAAAAACCATCTCTTGTTGTTTTGTTGTAAATTGTATACAAGGCCTGTACGCTTTGATGACTCACCTGAATACATTTCACCCAGCCTATAGTGACTCATAAGTCTTTCTACAAGTGTAGTTTTTGCTTGTCCAGAGTCACCTATAATAAGTAATTCTCCCCAACCACGTTTTACAAACTGTCCTTGAAAGTAAAAATTTAAAACAGTATGATATATTAAATCTACCGCTATTGCTACATCACGTCGTTCCCATATATGAGTAATATTTCTTTCTAAATCTCTATGTATTTCATTAAATTTATCTTCTATTGTTTGACCTTTATTTACTTGAAATATTTTTAATTGATTATATATCTCATCAGTCATTTCAAATTCAGATATAAAGTCTTTCTCTGGTATTGCTTTATCAAATATGTATGTTGCATATTGTGTATGTGGGTCTGGCCACATATAACCTACCATAGTATATCTTTTATTAGTTTTAATATCATCAGATATACTGTAACCTAATCTAACTACATATTCATGTACTTTTGATACGTTAGAGTCCTCAGCTTTAGGTATCATTCTAATTTCTTCTAAGTTCATTGACTCTTCTACAGTTATTGTACACTTAGGACAATTCTTATTTATACCTGCTATATGTTTGAGTACCTCCTGTTGTTTCTTTTCACTACATTTTATTAACTTTAAAGTGTCTTTATTGTGCGCACCGAGTTCTATTAATTTTAAACCACCTGTAAATGCAAGATCACATGACTGACAGCGCTTATTCTCGGCATCCGCTTGATCACCACAATAATACTTTATCTTCTTAGGGCAAATGTATGGTGTATTATCCTTACCAGATACCATTACAGGTACTTTAATCTTTTTACCGTGTAGAGTAGCATTAGCAGAGTCTGCTAAATGTACCGCAATAGCCTCAGTGTCTGTTTGCGTCAATTCAGAAGAATTAGGATGTATAAATTTTTCAGCATTATCCAGTAACTTTTGTAGATCTTCTTTAGTATAACCACATTTTACAAAGAAATCAGTAGCGTCACCCTTATGCAAAAAATCATCTGGCCATTTAGGTACGTATGGATCTGTTACTCTATACAACTTATGACATATCTTTTCTGTTGCTTCTTTACCTGCTTTATCATTATCTTGTAAAATGTATACACGTTTTTTGTTTCTAAAATACTTAGCCCAATCATTTCTCCAAGTACCTGCACCACCTGTAGGGCATGCTGCTGGGAAGCTGTACTGCTCTAAAATTATACGATCCATTTCACCTTCGCACCATATAATCTCTTCTATATCATCATTAATTAGGTTTTCAATACCAAAAATCCTTACTTCACCATATGTATTTCCTAATTCATCTTCGTAATTTAATACTTTCCATTGGTCATTATTACTATTCCATTTGTACCTACGAAAATTAACTAATCTATTGTACTCATCATATATAGGTATTGTAATCCTTTCTCCATCCCAACCAAGCTGAAAACGCTTCAATGTTTCATCTGTTAAGCCCCGTTTTTTACGTAAAACATCTCTTAATGGACCTGTTTGATTAATTAAATTCTGATGAAATTTACCTACAAGACCTGTAGGTATCTCTGGTCTAAATGGTTCGCTAGTGTCAGGCCTTGGTATATTTAAAGCATCACCTAATTCAAACCAAGCCTCTGTTGATGTTAGGCCATATAATGTTTTATATAATGTATGCACATTACCTTTACTATGACAAGTATGGCAATAATAAACACCCTTGTCTAAATTAACTGTAAACGAGGGAGTATCATCGGATTGGTTTTCATGAAGTTCTGAGAAAGGGCACTCAGCTTTTAATTCGCTGCCACGCCTTATTACATTGTCTAACTCTGACATATAAAAGGCTTCATTGTCTATTTCAGCAAGAATACGATTGCGATATTCTGGCCAGTTCAAATGCTATTCCCCCTTTAACAAGTAGTATTAAGCGGGATATACTCCCGCTAATACTAAAATTCTACACTTTTAATTTCTTCATCACTAGCCATTGTAGGATCAGTTTCTTCTTCAGTATCTACATTTAAGTCAGCATATCTAAATTGTTTATATAATGTACTTCCGTGAGCTCTTTGTTCTTCAGTTGTGGGGCCTGCTGGTACTACATCAATAATATACCATTCATTACCATTCTTTGACATGAGCTTTTCTTGTAACGTATATTTATGGTTCCACATATTTTGCATAGTAACTTTTGCTAAGCTGTATAATTTTCTTCCTTCATTATAATTTGTTTTACCAAAACTAATAATGATAGGTATCATGCTATCTTCCATAAACCCAAAGAAATTAATATACTTGGTACATTTAGGTATTGCATCTTTACCTTGTTTACTATTATCAAACTTATTTCTACGGCACTGTTTACAAATTTTTGTACTACCATCATTAGTTACACCAATTTTACCATCTCTTGCTATACAGACAATGCCTCCTCCTTCAGAGCGTGGTCTCCATTCTATATTAGAATTGAATTTAAAGACAGGAATAAACACTTTACCATTTAATTTTTCTTTAGTTAAAGAATTGATTATGTCGCCTTCTTCAGCAATCTTATCTTTTCTTTCAGGTGATAGAGTTTGTACAATTTTTACACGAGGTATAATCATATCACCTTTTTCTTCATCTTCGAAACCTAATGGAGCCTCAATATTTTCCATAAGTTCATTTTGTTGCTTTTCCATAATTTCATTTTTTGACATTATTAATTTCCCCCTTTTAAAATTTTTATTTGCAAGTGGTTATATACCACAAATTGCCCTAATATTTTCCTTAGTAATGTGTCTAACTACATAATCTTGCTTTTTAGCATCAAATATGAGCAGCTTAAAATTATCAAACTTCTCATATAATATAGTCGTAGCCAGTATATTTAATAGAACTGGTCCAGAGACTAATAAATAGTCATCCTTAGTAAAATTTTTTAAACCAAAACTTACCATATTTAAAACAGTATCTGTTTTAAATATAGGTAAGCGGCCCTGAGTAACATTAACTAATTCTCCAAAACGTTTGGCTTTATCATAATTGTGTAGATTATTGTTAAGTATAAAAACCCTTGACATATGACTCACTCCTTTACTTTTTACTTTCTTATTATATTATAATATAATAATACACAGTTATAAGAAGGAAATTTATTTTATGATGACGACTTTAAGTGATTTATTTCCAACTATATCCTTCTGTAGGTTCCATATTATCAGCAATATTATTCAAATAAATCTCATTAATCTCTTCAACATATTCTTTTGCTAATTTGTCTGCTTTGTTATTCATTGATAAAAATGTAATCAATACATGTCTTGGAGGCTTCACGCCATTATTACAGTCTATAAAATTAAGCATTGCTTCACGTACTTTATCATCATTATTTACATTAACATGCCCTTTAACCTGAAATATGTGTAGAGTATCTTCATCGTAACTATCTACAAGTTTCATTATATCCTGCCATAAATCCTTATTCTTTACATCACTACCTGATGAAGTTTTCCAACCATTTCTTGACCATTTGTCAAACCATTTATAGTAAATAGCCTTTCTTGCGTATTCAGAGTCAGTAATTAAGTAAATTTCTTCCTCGTCTTTTTGCTCAATTAACTTTTTGCCTATTTCTAATGCGTGTCTTATACCCATTAATTCACCGCGTTGGCTTGTAGATTCATATTCATAACCTACAATTTCATATTCTTTGTCGCCTACCCATACTACTATAGCATAGCTTGATATACAATCGGGTTTCCCATTTCTTTTACAAGAACCATCAGTTGCAATTATAGCCATTTTGTACTTTCCTCCTTTTATACTATCAAATATTGTTCAATTTTAATGTCCATAGGTGCACCTTTTAATTTTAAGTCGTTATCATAAGCAGCTAAATAATAAGCCATTTTTTCTGAAATGTTATCATCGTTTATAATAACTTCTTGTGCACCACTTGGTAGTCTAACAACTACAATTAGCTTACTAACCCCAGTTGTATGTGCTTTTTCTAAATAATCCTGTCTAAATTTTTCTTTGCGTGTTATATTACTCACCTCCTTATTTATCATATCTAATACCTTTAAATATAGGACAATTTAAAGATATACCGCCATTTTTGTTTTTACTTTCACCTTGATGTGTTATTTCAATAGTTTTACCTATTATTTCACTAGGTTTTTCCCAAAAGCGTTGGCGCTCCGAGTCGCTGAAGCCAGAACCTACCTTTACTAGGTTACCCCTATAATCTACAATAACAGCCCCAAGTTTGTCCTTCAATCTACCTGTACCTTCTTCTATGTCTACGACTTTTAGATCTACATCCTCATACCTTTTCATTTTAACCCAATTATTAGATCTTTTACCAACCTCATATAAACTATCATCTTTAACTAGCATTATCCCTTCTCCACCACGTTTTATTTCTTCAGCAAATATTCTTTCGTGCACCGTTAGATCTGACGATACCATTAATATTGGCACAGGTTTTATATGTTCAAGATATGATAAATTTATGTTTATCATATCATTATCAGAGAACATACTAGCTATAGCTGCTTTTCTTACAATAGCAGTAAATGTAGATTTGCCTTTCTTAAATTCATTAACTGGTATCATGTCAAAGATATTAAATACTAACCCAGTTCTTACACCTTTTCTGTTAGCTATTGAATTTGTAGCTTGTCTTAATTCTAGGTTATTTTTAAAGTTGCCTTTCGCTGTTAACTCCCCATCATATACAGCATTATCCGGAAGATGTTTAGCTTCCCTGATAATATCTACAAGTCCAGTGTCTAATTTGCCATTTCTGCTATACATTCTTATATTTCCATTTTCTTTTATTAATAACCTACGTACACCATCTATTTTCTTAGATGCAATATAACAACCTTTCATTTTATGCTTTACATCACTATACTTTTTACCAAGCATACAATCTATAATAGGTATAAAACCAGTACCGTATACATCATTTAATGTTTTAACACTAACGCCTATTTTAAGATTTTGTGTAATCATAGCAATAGCAAGTTCTTTAGCAATAGCTGTGTTTTGTTGATTGATAAACTGCCAAGCATAATACAAGTCATTGTCATTACCTGTCTGGTTTAATTCAAAATACTTTATTATTTGTTTAATAGATATATGTTCCTGTGGCACCTTGTCATGCTTACGTTTATTTAATTTTTTCTTTGCTATATTAGTTTTTAGATAAGGATTGTAAATAAAATGCAATACATCTTTAAAACCTGACAAGTTTTTGTATTTTAATAATAAATTTTTCTTAGCATTACGACTTGACATAAGTTGTATTTCTTTAATAGCTTTAGCTATATCATTTAACATTATAAATAACAACCCCCTAACTCTTCAAGTAGTTTTTTTCTAAACTTATTAATTACTCTATTTACATAAGGCTGCGACACATTATATATATTTGCTAATTTAATATTACTATATGTATAGTTAGATTTTATCCAAGACAACAAGATACTTTTAGCTGTACCTTGATTATATGTACTTAAAACATCTTTTATACATTTATTTATATATTGTATAGAAGCGCTAGATATGCCAAACTCTTCTGTATCTAAAGGGCTAGCAATACTATCTTCTAATGTAACATTACCATCAATAGTAATTGGAGTATATATAGAAATACATTTTAGTTTATTTCTATTCTTGCGTTCACGCAATAGTTGTCTTAATCTATTTCTTATACATATTGTAGCGTATGTAGAAAATTTACCTCTAGACTTTTTGTAAGTTTTTATGGCTTTAAAAAGTGCTTCAAAGCCATAACTCTTAGCTTCATCATCACCTATTAAATTAAATCGTTTTAATTCATTACCTACAAGTCCTGAGTTCATATCTATGAGTTTATTTAAGTTTTCTTGTGATAAAGGTTTATTTAATAGTTCATAAACAAGGACTTCATTATATTCCATAATATCAGCCCCATATCTTATCCTGACATTTTTGGCACATACCTGATATTTTGAATTCTTTTATAGATAACGTGTCCCTAAATTCTTCCATTCTTATAGGTCTATTACATAATGGGCATTTACCATTTTCTATACACTCTACTTCTTTTTCAAAACCTAATGCGCGTAAAATATCTTTATTCATATGTATCCCCCCCTTTAAATTTTATTTCTAGCTTTATCAATAAGCTCTTTAACGTCTTTTAAGCAGTAGCAAACACCACCTATCCCACCTGTTTGTTGTATTTTACGTATAAATATTTCTTGGTGAGGTGTAGGGCTTCCATTAGCAGCTTTTAATTCAATAGCTACAAATACACCTCTTACGCAAGCTATAATGTCTGATATACCCTTCGTATATCTATCACTTGCCTTATAGAAAGCTATATCTTTTTGAGTTGACAACCATTTCTTAACATGTCTAGTCAGTGTTGATTCTTGTGCGTATCGGTGAGTATCCTTTTCTTGGCTTAAGGATGAGGTATTTTTCTTCACTATTAATATGCACCTCCACACCATCTTTTTCATTTAAACCCCAGTTTTCTACAACAAATTTTGGTATTTGTACTATTACATTTTTTGGATTGGTAACTTTTACAGTTTTTATATACATTAATCTACCCCCTCTAAAAAGTTTCTCCTTTTAAGTGATCTAGCACCGCAGTACTCATAGATCCTTTATTCTTTATTGTATTATAGATTGTTTTATCAATAGTGCCTTTAGCCACTATAACATAATATATACATTTATGCTTTTGTTTACTTATATCTCCATATATACGGTCTACAGATTGCTTCCATAATTCATAACTATAATTTAAACTAAAGTAAATACTAAAATGCGCATTAGTAAGTGTTAAACCCTTATCCGCAGAAGCTGGGTTAGCCACAAGATATTGTAGTTTACCTTGCTTAAAATCCTGTATGTTTTTATTTTTCTCTTCAAAAGGTATTTTACCATATACTAAGCCACATTTACCGGGATATCTTTTATTTATTAACTCAAACTCTTTATGATAATTTGCCCATATTATTGCTTGGTTATCTCCAATATTGTGAAGTATTTTATCTAAGGCTTTAAACTTATAATCTGATAATAGATACGTTTGTTCTTCCTCAGTATCAATTATGAACCCAGATGTAACTTGATTAAGTTTATTAAATTTAGCTCCTGTAGATAATGCGGTTATTAGAGCTAGTTCACCTCCTTCTTTTTCTACTTCTAGATAAAGCTTTCTACGCAATTCATCATATTGCTTTCTAAGTTTGTCAGGCATAGTTACCTCATATACAATAAAGTCCATTCCAGGTGTTGTAAGTACATCTTCCTTGTCTACATATAATGAGTATCTCCGTAACAGGCCTAAAAGTTCATCTCTTTTTTCAGGTTTTATTTGTAACTTTTCAAATTGTGGATTATAAGAAATATTATTAAAAAAGTAATTTTTAAACTGTGTCCATGATTTATGTACACCGTAATAATCAATCGACTGTAATTGTCTGTAATATTCCCATTCACCATTAGGCGCTGGGGTTCCTGAAAGAAGGTACCATCTATTAATTTTTTGACTATAATCTACAGCTGCTTTAGCAAATTTAGACTTATGGCTTTTCATTGTAGAAGACTCATCTACAAAACAGCCTTTTATCGATAATTGCTCTATATGTTTCTTATAATTTACAAAAGACTCTATATTTGTAATATATACATCTGCATCCCGTTTAAATTTTTTCAACCTACGAGCTTTAGTTTTATCATGTAAGTTAACTACTTTTAAGTCTGGAAAAAATGTTTTAGCATCTTCTAACCAAGCATTTTCTATAAGAATTAATGGACATAAAACTAACCATTTATGTGTAGGATTCTTTTCAATGTCATCTGCTATTATCTGTAAACTCATAGGTGTTTTACCAGTTCTAGTATCATAAAAGAAAGCAAATCTATCATTATACTGTGCTATTTCTCTGCCTAATTGTTGATGTGTCCATAACCATCCATTGTGTTGCTGCGGTCCATTATTTATTAGAAACTGTGTAGTTGTTCTTCTATTGAATTCTTTAGTATATAAATCTACAATCTTTTTAGGAGCATTAGCTGACTTTAATTCTTGCAAATTATTGATATTCCTGAATAATTTCAATACTAAGTCTATATTTCTTATAGTAGTTTTAAATTTAGTCTTTGTTCTATTACTATGAACGTAAGGTATCTTACTAGCTAAATGTCTTGATTCAATATCATTTTTATTACAAACAATTTCAATATACCTATGGTTGAATAGTAGTTTAGCTATAAGCTTGTCCCCCTTTACCATTCAAGCTTACTATATTCTTTACAATACATTACAAATTCATCATAACTACCTATACCGTAAATGTTAAATAAAAATCTCTCATTAAGATGTACATTACCTTCTCTATCTACAATTATTTTGTAAACATTTATTGTGCCATTTTCAGGCCTAGTAGAATGCTTTATAAAAAGATATCCGTCGCTATAATAGTGATATTCTGTGGCTTTACTCATCTTTAACCTCCTTTTATTAATTCTACAATCCATTTAGGTACTATTTGAAAATAACTATCTTTGTTTGCTGTATTAGTATGTACTTTATAACCTTGTTCGCGATATTTTTTAGCAATACGTCTTTGTTCTCGTGTAGCCTTATGTATGTGTGGGCTTTTATAGTCTAAGTTCTTAAAGTCACACTCAAATGGGTCGAAATCTTTTGTAGGTATTGTCCAAACTGTGAGTTTCCATAAACCGTCCTGCTCATCACAATACAATTCTACAAACTTTTGTTGTTTCACTTTGTAACTGCCCCCTTTGTAATTTTGTAATTTTAAAAGTACACCTCCTTATTTTAAAAATTTTTAAAACATTAGGTTAAAAATAATTTTAAATGTTATTAGAATGCCTACAAAGCTTTATTATTATTATTATTATAGACACTCTAATAGCACTTAAAAAGGAAATAAGGCGGCACCATAATATAAGGTGCCATATACAAAGGGGGTTGAACAAAATGATGTACAAAAATTAAGCAGGGAGGTGTAGGAGTTGAACCTACATCACAGCCTCTCCTCCCACATAAAAGCCCGATATATCGGGCTTTATATTACATTTCCGCTTCTTCTACTTCCGCTTCTTCTACTTCCGCTTCTTTTTTAGCAGCTTCTCTTTTCTCTCTTTCAGCTAAAGCAGCTTCAACCCTAACTTTATTTCTTAAAATAGTTTCTTCATTAGCATTTTTTTGTTGCGCTTTGTAAAGAGCTGACTTTGCATTTCTGATTTCAATCTTTAATTCTTCATCAGTCATTTCTTCAAGTGTCTTTCCTGCTAACATACCTCTTCTTTTAGGCAAATCCCTTTCAATAAGAACTTCTCCACCGCAATGTGGACAAACAATAGTAGCTTCATAAGTTTCAACCATAATTTGTACCTCCTTAAAAATTTTTAATTTTTTCTTCATTTATATTATACTATAAAAGTAACATTATTATAAGTAATTTTTTAAAATTTTCTCCACGAATTTTCTCCACGAATTTTCTACAAAAATTGATATTATTTTACTTTAGAATACTTCTTAATTTTTCGCTACTTTGCTACTTTTGCTACCTTTGTTACTTTTGCTACACATTTTACCTACTTATAATAAAAATTTAAAAAGATATTTTTGTGGGTACCTACATAATATTAAAAAATTTTTTTTGAGTGAGAAAATAAAAATAATGTATCAAAAGTATCAAAAGTATCAAAAGTATCAAAAGTATCAAAAGTATCAAAAAATATTATTTATAATAGTACTTATATTATAAGCTATTTCATAGATTTTTATATAATCTGCATTTATTACTTGATCTAAATTACTACCTACAATACATTTTATAGATATATCACCAACCTCTGTAGGTGTGTCTACTACACCAGCGCCGGGTTTAAGAGGTACTTCTTCTATTATAATTGTACCAATTTTATATTCATCACTTATACATGCATCAATAGCAATGCATAATGCATCATTTCTTTTATCTTGTATACGTTTATGGTAGTTTTTTCTATAAATAGGTTTGGACACTGTGCCTATAATATTTAATTTCTTTTTTGGATTTATAGAAGTACCTATAAGAGGTCCTACAGAGTCACCTACAATTCTTGTGGTACCTAAACATACAAGGTCTATTTTTTCTGGTGAGTATTTATCTACAAGCTCCTGTAGGTATGCTTGTATAGCCTCTAATTCGTCTACATTAAATACCATATTATTCCTCCTTATACCATAATACAGTGGCTTCTTTTACGCCATGGCGCATGGCTTCCTCATATGTACGTCTAAATACATCAATCTGCATATTACCCTTGCGTCGCAGCGCCCCACCAGTATCTTCAGCTCGTCCAACTTCTATGGTACCATCATTATATACTATTACAACTGTAGAACCATAAGGTATAATTTCTGGATTTACAGCAATAGTACCTTCTTTAGGGGTTATCCCTGTTGCTGTATAGTTAGGGTTGCCATCACTATTTAAACCATTTCTATCATCGTAAGGTGAGTAAGCAGTTACTTTAAATTTATCTATATTACAGTTATGCGCTATAGCTTTTAATACCTCAGTATCATCACTTAACTCTTCAAGACGTTTTCTAGCTGCACTTAGTCTCTCATATAATATATCATATTCCTTTGACTGTTGTTCCACCTCCCTTTTTAATTGCTCCACCTGTGTAGTCATTGCATTAACTTCTTTATTTATTCTGTCATCATATATTGCTGAGGTGACTAAACCTGTAACAATAGCGGTAGAAGCACAAAATGCTAAAATTGAGTTTTTATTCATTTTTATCCCCCTTTCTTTTTTATTATACCACAAAGGAAAGAAGTTTATTAAGGAAATTTTCCTTCTAAGGAATGCTTCCCTTATTTTATATTAAAATAAAGTAGTATAAATTTAATTTTTACATGTAACGTGTTTATTTTAAAAATTACATGTTCGTGATACCCTATTAATATTATAACATTAATATACCTTAAAAAATTAAAATAAACTTAATTATACGAGTCCGTGATTTTCTATGTTTTACTTAAATAAAAAATACCGGATATATCCGGTATTAAAATCCTTTATCTTTGTGTTTTAAACGGAGTATGTTCTGACTTCCTAATAGCGTCACCAGCTGCGAACATACCTACTGCAATACCTCCTGCGATAAATGCATCTTTTCCTGCCATTAATAAGTTACCCTCACCGTACAAATATGAATTTACTAAATTAAATATTATCGTCAAACCCATTGTTACAAATGGTACTGCTTTAGATGGAATATGTGCTTTAAATACGTTCACGACTCCCATAGCAAAAGCCACTATATATTGCATAGCAATCATTTATTTTTCACCCCCTTATAAATTCTAGCAAGAATTGTAGTTACGGCCCATATTGGTATAGGTTCATCTAACTTTTTAAGCCATCTCTCTGGATTTTCTATTATACCCTGCTTGGCTAAATATTTAAGTCCATCTGTCTTGTCGAACTTATTAAGTTCTGTATCTATTATATTTTGTATTAAACCTACAAACATATCTTTATTTATAGAACTTCCTGGACATGTTTTATTTGAAAATTCATTATGAAATACTATATCATTTGTAGTTAAATTAAATTTTTCAACTAGTATAGCACCTGCTTTAGTAGCTGCATATAATTGGCCATTATCTAATTTTTCCTGCCCTATATCGAAATTACCTATCATTTCAATCATTATACCACCTTTATTATGTCCTTTAATACCAGCAGGGTCTAATTCTAAACTTCTACCATCCCATATCATACCATCTGGTGATATAGTAAAATGCTGAGCTATATCTTGCCAAAATCTAACAGAAGTATGGTATTTCCATATACTCCATATAACTTTTTCTTTTTCTTTAGCCATATAAAAACCATTCTTTGTCGGTCTCCACGTGTGGTGATATTGGACATGTGTAATCTCCCTCTCCACCTGTATATTATTAATATAATTTTTAAATTCATTTATTGTATAAGCTTTAAATCTACGCATTTACATCAACCCCACTATTTTAAGGAACTCAGGTGCTACTTTAACACCAAAAGCAATTGTTAACAATAACAATATAAGTGAGAATAGTATTTTAAGTTCTTTGTTAATCATTTCAGATCCTTTATGAATGAGTTCCCAAGTTTTTTCTGTTTGATCATGTACTGTAAATACAATTTCTTCTTTTAGTTCTTTGAACTCATCCTGTAGCTGCCTTAATTTCATATCAAGCTTTAAGTCTTCTTTATCTTGGTTATTAATTTCTTGCTGTATCTGAATAATTGACTTTTCTATATTTGTAGCTCTTTTCTCTAGTTCGGTTATGCGTCTTATAACATCTTTATGTTCATTTTCACTAGGCATTATTTCCACCCCTTTAAAACGCATATTATTTTAGCTATCTCGCCCCTCGTTAAAGGTTTATCAGGCTTAAATGTACCATCAGGAAAGCCGTTAAAAATATTTGGCATGTGCCTTTCAATTATTTCTACATATTCTTTGGACCAATGATTGTTTAAGTCTTTATACATATCATTACACCTCCCATGTAATAAATATTTCAGTGGATCGATATCTTGTGGGTCAGGTAATATAAATAGACCATGACCATATAATTCATCGCGACCAGTATCTCCTAGATCTACAACGTGATCTTTAACAAACAGTAGAACCTCATCTTGGTATAGAGTACGACCTATCTTTTCTAAGAATAATTGTTGCATTAGTGCAAGCATACCTAAGAATAAAGGGTGGCTAAAACTCGTACCCTCCTGTTTAAATACCCTACCCTTCTGCTTAGCGTCTCGGACGTAGAGTCCACTAAAGCTTACTACATCCAATTCCTGACCTCTGCTTGAATAGCTTTTCAAATAGATATCGTCAAAATCATCTCCACGAAGGCCCAAGGCTCCTACTGAAATCCATAAGTCACTTCTTGCATAGCTGCCAAGACCTTTCTTTCCTTTGTTTCCAGCTGAAGTAGTAAATACAATACCATATTTTTGAGCTTCTAATATTATTTTGTTTAAGTCATCATTATCAGAACCACCAAGGCTCGCCCCTATTATGTGTATCCCTTCCTTTATAGCGAATGGTATTGTTTTATCTACAAAATCTCCAGTTATGCCTTTATGTGTGTACCTCTTGGAGTTTGGTAGTGAATATATTTGTGCATCTGGAGCTACTTGATTAATAATATCAATAACCTTTTGACCATGACTATTACATCGTTGGTCGTTACCAATATTAAAAGGGTCATGCAATTTATGTTTCAGGAACCAGGTATCAGGGTTGACTGACTCAAGTTCAGCCACCCTTATACCTTTCCCTGTGTAGCCTTTTTCGTGCCACACGGGTATGTTTAGTAACGTAAATTCTGGTAAATTTTGTTTAATCACTTTTTTCCACCTACTTATTTTTAAGTTGTTCTAAAATAAGGTCAATTTTTTTCTCTAAATTCTTATTATTATTATTATTATTATTATTATTATTATTATTTTTTG